TAATGGCAGATGTAAATGTAATAGGCTCTCTTGAAGCAAAATTTGAGAGCACCAGCAGAATTTATGATGTGGGGGGGGGTGTAGTCCAACATTGAGTACAATGCAAGGTGGCAATCAAGAACCGAAAATTCTTGAATCAAGGCAATTAGGATTTATGGATAATGGCACAGGCAAACACCAATCAAACACAGTATATGACGAAAATGCACTTTGCCCTAATATCACAACAGTTGAGGGTGGCGGTACACAACAGATTAAAGTGTGTGAAAGCCAGATAGTTGCTATGCGTGGTAGAAACCCGGACAATCCATCTGACAGGTCCGTTGGTAGTCCGACAGAGCAGAGATTAGAACCGAACAGCCAAGGCATATGCAATACTCTTACGAGTGTGCAGAAGGATAATATGGTGTTGGAACAGCCTAAATATCGTATCAGAAAACTAACACCAAGGGAGTGTGGCCGGCTGATGGGGGTATCTGATGAAGATATTTCCAAAATGGCAACAGTAAATAGCAATACGCAGTTGTATAAGCAATTTGGCAACTCGATTGTGGTAGATGTTATGTGTGCTATGTTTAAGAATCTGAATATCAAGCAAGGAGATAGCAATGAAGCACTACAAACCAATTAAATGTGTAGTCTGTAGCAAGATATTTACGCCAACCGCAGCCAACCAAAATACGTGTTGCGAAGCACATAGACAACAGAGAGCTACGGAATTAAGAAAAATCAGAGAAAAGAAAAGGCTCAAAAGAAAGCCTGTTAAGAAAAACAAGCTTGCGAAAATCTGCGAGATTGCCAAGAGTAAGGGCATGAGCTACGGACAATATATGGCAGAACAGTATAAAAAGGAAGTGATGATAAGATGAATAGCAGAACTATAAGTGATATAGAGCCGATTGAAAGACAATGTGTATACGAGGACAACAAGTCGTGCAACAGCTCATGCCGATACTCAAATACTTGTATACACAGTGCAAGCAAAACCGAAGAATAGGAGATAGGCTTATGAAGTTTTCAAAACTTACTAAGCCGGAACTTGAAGAAATTTTGAAAAATGCCAATTTCACCGATGAGGAAGCGGAAGTTTTTGATTTGCTAGTTGCTAATAAAAGCCTCGAAGAGGTATCACAGAGACTATTAATTTCAAAAACGACCACTTCCCGGAGAGTGGCAGACATTAAAGAAAAGATAGAAAGGAGTCGGGCAATGATTAACAAAGTGCCAATATGGGAAAAGGTAACGCTGACGATTGATGAGGCCGCAGAATACAGTAACATCGGAATTAACAGAATCAATGATATGCTTAATAATCCCTCGTGCCCTTTTGTACTTTTTGTTGGAAGAGGCAAGCGATTAGTCAAGCGCAAGGAGTTTGAAAAATACCTCGAAAAGACAGATAGTATATAGATATATTGAATTATGAGCCATTATGTAGTAATATAAATATTATCATATAATGGCTTTTGATTTTGAAAGGAGCCATAAATCAGTATGGGAAAGGATTTGAGAGGAAAAGAGCTGGGAGTCGGAATAACCCAGCGCAAGGACGGACTCTATCAGGGCAGATATAAAGATAGGTTCGGCAAGAGCAAGACAATTTACAACAGCAAGTTGTCAGAACTGCGGAAAGAACTTAGTAAAGCAGTGACCGACAATCAACAATTCACAAGTGTTAGAGACAGCATTACCCTTGATGTGTGGTTTGACAGGTGGATGAATGTATACAAGAAAAAGAGGGTGCGCCCCAATACCATTAGGGAGTACACGCATATATATAAGAAGAACATTTCACCATACTTAGGGAACCATGAAATAACATCTATTCGCAAGTCAGATGTGCAGTTACTTATCGACAAAGCTTCTGACGATAACTATAAGTATGAGAGACAGAGCAAAATCAAGGTTATTTTAAACGACATGTTCAGTAGAGCTATGGAAGATGACCTGATGATTAAAAATCCGGCGAAAGGTGTAAAGCTGAGAGCAGACAAGGAAGTTAATGCTTTTGCATTGACAGTAGAGCAACAGAGCGAGTTTTTTGAAGCATGTAAAGGCACATTTTACGACAACATGTATAATGTGGCAGTTAATACAGGCTTGCGACCGGGAGAACTGTTTGCGCTCACGATTGCAGATATACATATGGACGAGGGATATATTGATGTTAATAAGACACTTGTGTATCAGAAATACCTTGAAGATAAAGGCAAGACATTTCATGTTGAGCCGCCAAAAACCAAACAGAGTTACAGACACGTACCAATTAACAGTGTGTGCAAGGAATATTTGACAAAGCAATTTGAACTTAAAAAGATAGTTTCGGCACGCAGACCCAAGGAGCAAAACGAATATTTGTTTGTTACAAGGTTCAACACACCGATTAATTCGGTTATATACAGTGACTCAATACGTTCAGTTGTAAGACGGATAAATGATACAAAGAGCAGTGACAATGAATTTCCATTTTTTAGCGGTCACACATTCAGGCATACGTTTGCGACAAGATGTTTTGAGTCGGGCATAGAGCCGAAAGTCGTTCAATCATATTTGGGTCATGCATCACTGAAAATGACAATGGACTTGTATACACATGTTACACCCGAAAAGTCGTTTGCCGACATTGAAAAAATCGTTAGCACCGACAACAAAATCATAGAATATAGAAGAAAATGTGTGTAGTAAGTGTGTAGTAGTACACACTCTCAATTTACAGAATGTTGAAAAATCAACGCTCGTAGGGCATTTTTATACTAAAACTGGTAAAATTATTACGTATATCAAGGAGTGCCATACGATTTCGTAAATAATGGCGCAATCCTAAGAAAATAAAGGGCCTGCGGGATTTTCGTAAAATCGTAAAAAAATATAAAATTCTATGTATTTTAATGTATTTTAATACCAAAAGTGTGTAGTAACTGTGTAGTAACCACCCCAAAAAGTGTGTAGTAAAAATTGTATATAGAAAAGCCATTATATGACACAAATATGAGAAGAACATGGAAATGCTCTTCTCTTTTTTTATGCCACAATTTAGGCATAAGGAGATGATGTTATGTTTGACGATGAAGTGAGAGAACAAATATTTGCTAAAAGTGAGTTACAAAAAATCGACTTAATGACATTATCCCTTGTCATTAAAGCAATCGAAGAGGTTTTGGAGGACAAAGAAGATGAACAATCCTTATCAGGCACCTATGATGAATAATCCTTATATACAATCTCAAAATCCGTATATGGATAGAATGAACTTTTTACAAAATTATCAGCAAAGCTTGCAACAGCCTATGCAGATGAATCAACAGCCTATGCCACAGCAGATAGCAGGCATTAACGGAAGAATGGTACAGGCGGTTGAAAATATTAACGCCAATGAAGTGCCTATGGACGGCTCAATGGCTTTTTTCCCTAAACAGGATATGTCGGAAATTTATGTCAAGGGTTGGAATGCTGACGGAACAATTAATACGATTGTGTATAAGCCTTATACAGCTCCTAAAGATAGTCAGGCAGTAAATTCTATGGCTAATACAGAAAATGCTAAATTTACCCTATCAGACGAAAGCACACAACTATTTCTGAATAAGTTCGAGGAATTATCAGAGAAGATAGGGCAGTTGGAAGATAGATTTGATAAATCTTTAGGAACACAGAGAAAAACTTCAAGAACTCAAAGTAAGGGCGGTGATGAGGAATGAATCAGCAGTTAATTCAAACTATAAATCAGCTTAAGTCAATTCGGAATCCACAGCAAATGGCTATGAATTGTTTACAACAGTCGGCACAGTGTGGAAATCCTATGGCAAAAAACTTACTTAATCAGATAAACAGTGGGAACACACAAGGTGCAGAGCAAATTTTAAGTAATTTTATGAATACGCAAGGAATAAACCTTAATGATATTAAGGGAATGATGAATTAGGACATTTTGGGTTGTGCGCACATAATGACCGGTTATCCCATTTGTTAATAAAATAAATGGAGGTAAACAAGATGTTTAATTCAAACGGAGTTAGTCTCGCAGATATTGCCGCAGTAACAGGCAATAATCGTAATAACGATGGTATGTGGGGCGATGGTGCATGGTGGATTGTAATTCTCTTAATCTTTGGCTGGGGAAATAACGGCTGGGGCGGTTTCGGTGGAAATGGCAACGGTGCAGGCTACACTGATTCAGCTATACAAAGAGGTTTTGACAATCAGGCAGTTATCAGCAAGTTAGACGGCATTTCCAACGGACTTTGTGACGGATTTTATGCCATGAACAACAGTATGCTTACAGGCTTTAATGGTATTAACACAAATATCATGCAGACCGGATATGGCATACAACAGGCAGTAAACGCTGATACAGTTGCTAATATGCAGAATACTAACGCTTTACAGTCACAGCTTGCTAACTGCTGCTGCGAGACGAGAGAAGCCATCCAAGGTGTAAACTACAACATGGCAACTAACACTTGCGCTTTACAAAACACAATGAACAATAATACAAGAGATATTATTGACAGCCAGCAGGCAGGAACGAGAGCCATCCTTGATTTCCTGACAAATGACAAGATTGCAACCTTACAGGCAGAGAACAACGATTTACGCAGAGCTGCTTCACAGGATAGACAGAACGCACTTCTGACTACTACAATGGCAGCGCAGACAAATCAGATTATTGACGCTGTAAGGCCTACACCGGTTCCATCTTTCCCGGCTTCTAACCTTTATGGTTATGCATATGGCTGTGGTTGCAATACCGGCTGTGGCTGCTAAAAGTAGCTGCTAAAAGTAGCAGCTACGCAAAAATGAATAATTGAGTATCTTAATCGAGTTCTTTCGAGTTTCTTTCGAGTTTCCACTCGAAGACCTGAATACAAGATTATGTCTGCTAAGCAGTATTACTTGATGTTACCGACACAAATGTCGGGAAGATAAAGGGCAGACTATAATGTTTGCCCTTTTGCACATTGAAAACCGAATATTAGTTGATGATTTGTAGATTTGATTTTTTCTAAAAAAACTTGAATTTTGGGGTTGACTTTTTGTACGTACTATTATATATTAAATGTGCGGGCAGAAAGTGAGGTGTTTAAAATGTCTCCACGCACAGGCAGACCTAAATCTGAAAATCCAATGAATGATAGGATTTATGTAAGAGTAACAAAACAAGAGAAAAAAGAAATTATGGACTTTTCTTCTGAAAATGGTTATTCGATACTAGAACTAATCAGAATTGGCATTGAAAAGATAAGAAGTCAAAAAAAATAAAGTGTTGCACCGCTACCAACGAACACAACACTTTAAAAACACCAATCCGAAAGAGATTGATAAATCTATCATATCAGTTTCTTTCGGAAAATCAAGTATTTTTTGAAAGGATAAGATATTATGGAATTAGAACGCAAGAGTATTGATGAAATGACAAAGGCAGAACTTAAAAGGGAGCTAGATGACCTTAGATGTGACTATGACACATTAAAAGCCAAGGATGACATTATCAAGATATTAGACCGCATGCCAACGAGCATTGAGCTAGAGGAAATAAGGAAGTATGCTGAAAAGGTGTATCAGAAGTCCGTGGATAAGCATTGGAGCTTCTTAAATGGAGTACACGATAACATCTGCAATATGGTAGATAATTTGTTGGAATCAAGAGACTACAGTATGCTAAACTATCTGAACTGTTTTGTATATGGCAAGTTATTAAGCGAAAATCCGACCGCAGCAGAAGGAGCAAAGACAATGACAGACGATATGGAAAAGTTATTGTTGAGACACTTAATGGCAGAGAGAGGCGGTGTGGCATAATGAATGTGATTAACAATGTAATAGATATGAAAACTCCGATTGAGATTGCTTTACAGATTGATGAAAGCGGTCACACTACAGCGAGAGCGTTGTATGATTTTTTGGAGCTTACACCAAGTCAGTTTTCAAGATGGGCTAAAACCAATATTGAGGGTAATGAGTTTTATGAAGAAAATAAAGATTGGTGGGGGTTCGACATTATGTCGAACGGTAATAAATGTAAGGATTATCGACTTACAACAGATTTTGCGAAGCATCTATCTATGGAAAGTCATTCTGCCAAGGGCAAGACAGCAAGGCAGTATTTTGTTAAAGTAGAAGATAAAGTAAAGGAAGTTGTAATCAATCGTTCTCAGTTATCTCCGCAGATGCAGATGTTTTATGCAATAGCAGACGAACAGGCTAAAATGGAGCTTGAACAGAAACGACAGGCGGAGCAGATAAATAAAGTTGAGCAGACTGTTGACAATATGAAAGAGATATTTACACAGCCTATCGGAGATTGGAAAGCTGAAATCAATGCAAGGGTGCGTGAAATTTCAATCAAGAGCAAAATTGACTATCAGATACTTTATAATCAACTCTACGGAGAATTGGAAACCACTGCACATTGTAGCTTAAAGAGATTACAGGATAATAAGAAAAAGCGTATGGAGAAAGCGGGCAATACCAAAACAGCAATTAAGAATGAGACAACAAAAATTGCTATTATCTTTGAAAAACCACAACTTAAAGCTATTTTTGAGAATATCGTCAAGAAATATGCTATGAGTTATTGTGCATAATCAAATTTAGAAACCATCAACTAATATCGGTTGGTGGTTTTTTATTTTATGAAAGAGAGGTAATAAAAATGGCTGAATTTTCAAGCATTGCAACACAGACAGTTGCAGTAAACGGAAATGTATTATTTACAGATGCGCCAACATCTGTATGCAATAAAGGATATATTTCGCACAGAACAGGGAGCGGATTAATTAACCTTAAAGGTGCTACCAATACTTGTAAAGCAAAGTACAGAGTAGAATTTAACGGAAATGTTGCAGTTCCTACGGGCGGAACCGCAGAAGCAATTTCATTAGCCATTGCTGTCGAGGGCGAGCCAGACTTATCTACACTGGCAATCTCTACACCAACAGCAGTTGAAGCATTTAACAATGTGTCTATGGCTACAGACGTATGGCTCCCTTGCGGTTGCTGTCAGGCAGTCTCTGTTAAGAATACATCTACACAGGCTATCAGTGTTGCTAATGCAAGTATCACAGTAAATCGAATTGGTTAGGGGGGTGAGAGTATGCACATTGAAAGAATGCACAAAATGCAGGAGTGTCTTACAGAGAAAGCTGTCAGCGAGTTTGAAAAGGGCATTGAAAATGTTGACACTTCTGAAATGGGCGAGGTCGTGGATATGATAAAAGACCTTGCAGAAGCTGAGTATCATTCAATAATTTCCAAGGCTATGAAAAAGGCCGATGAAGAGGAAGAAGAGTACGACAAAGAACTCCTAAGAAGTCTTAAGGCAGAATATGGCGAAGAAAGTGGCAGAAGATATTACGACCAATATCGCTATGCAAATGGCAGATTTGCCCCTAAAGGCCGTGGAACACGTAGGGGATATGAGGAACCACCATATTATCACATGCCGGTAAACTACAACGACATGGAGTATATGCGTGACATGGATAAGAGCCGAGGTAAGATGTACTACTCTGAACCGATTGCACCACATGTGAGTGAAAGCAATTATGACAGAGCAAAGAGACATTATACCGAGACAAAGGAAATGCACAAAGGAGCTTCAACAGAGGACAAAGAGCATAAAATGAAAGCCCTTGACATGTATATCCGTGAATTAAGCGGAGATATATCGGAACTTTTAAATGACATGACTCCCGATGAACGCAATCTTTTACGCACAAAAATGAGCAATCTTGCGTCAAAACTGTAATTATTAAGGCTATGGGTAGTAATGCTCATAGCCATTTTTAGAGGGTATAGACATGGATATAAGAGTTAATGATATATTGTGGCATATACAATTCAAGAAGCCCACATCAAGCGAATTAAGGCGGTCTGACGGCACTATAAGCCTAGGAGTGACCGACAACACAACTAAGACAATAACGATAACTGATAATGTGTCTGATTACATGACCGACAAGATACTATGTCACGAGTTAGTGCATGTGTACTCGTTCTCATACGGCTGTGACATTGACATAGAAACAGAAGAAATAATCGCAGACTTTATGAGCTTGTATGGGCGGAATATTGTATACACGGCTGACAAAGTATTCGATTTATTGGAGCAAAAATATGGATAAAATAGACAGACTATTAGAATACATACACCGGACTAATCCGGAAATGACACGGCAGAAATTGATTGAAGAACTAGGAGAGAGTGACTACAGTGCCAAGAGCATTTATTTTTTGGCGATTCAAAATTCAAACCCCTAAAAATTTTAGGATGAATTAAGTGCCCCCGTACCTTTGGATTTTTCGATTTCAAAAATCCGTTTGCGAAATTTTGTAAAAACTTGTCGAGAACTTGCAAAGAACTCGCACCACACTTTAATTGAGTGAAGTTTTCTGAAAATTCAAACATTTTACGTGAGTTGGTGTGCCTGACTTGTAACAACTCACACCCGGCACAACTTGCCACGGCTTGACGACTTGCAATACTATAATTATATTTTTAGGCATTGTAAACGACTTGTTTTGTGGCTTATTATAGCGCACTCGATAAAATCCACGCTAACACGTTTTAAAGCCCTTAAAACGTCAAATACACGGCTTTAAATGTGTATATCATAAAATCATAGAATATTTTTATTAATTTGTCAATGTACTACACCCGGACTTATAGCCGGATAACTTGCGACAGTTTCAACGGCTGCGCGCTTGATTTTAGACACAACAAAAAGGGATATAAAATATCCCTATTGGTAACGTGTGATATATTTTCCGGCTACGTAGTCACAAAATAATGTGACCGGGTGAACGTGTGCGCGCTTTTCAACAACTCGCAACCATTCACCGCCCCTTTGAACTGTGATTTTTAGTTCGTGTGACTCCATCCATTCTATACAATCATACTTGATATAACTAAAGTCGCTTATTTTTGACATTTCATAGCCTAGCGCCTGAACGCGCTTATATATTTCCTTTTTCCCCAGGTATTCATAATTAGACATAATACACCCCCCTATCTATAACAAGCCTTAATTATTGGGCTTATATAGTTTTTGTGCTGTAGATAGTTAGAGAAAGCCGTCCGGCGGTATTCCTTGCCACTAATAAGTGCAGTAACATCGTCACACGCGCCCGACTCTGCGACAGCTCTGAAAATATCCGTTATCGCTTTGCGTGTGGCGCGCTCGCTTGCCTGATATTCCGGCGCGCTTTGATATTTGCCGTTGTAGCGTGCTCTTATTTCACGCTCTACAGCGTCAAGCGTGGTTAGTTCGTTATCGTTCATCCATCAACCCTCTTTTCTGTTTTGGTACATGGTTTATAAACTGTTTTTTGACCTTTTCGCGGTCTGTCGTGCGTTAATCTGTTTTGGTAACGCAAAGCACCTATAAGGGCACACAATTATTTGTCCAGGCGTTGCACCTCTTGAGCCTGATGCAAATATAAAGGCATTTGCAAAACCTCTTGGCGCGATTATTTACCGGACGCGCGGACGGAGTACAATATATACAGCCGTAAAGCTGTATAAAAGCACCTATAAATTAAATACATTAAATTGATAATATAAGACCTGAAAGCCTTATATATAAAGCTAATAGCCGGAATTGCACCGGCTGGAACCCACAGCAAGCAAAAAGGGCGGATTTACTCCGCCTTAAATGCTTTTATTCTTCCAGTAAATCTTCACGCAAAAATACAAAACCTTTAAGAGTTCCTGAACCAATCGCCACATCATCAATACCACAGTCAAACTCGCATTCGTGCCGTTCTTGCAGGTCGTGCATTCTTTCAAAATTGTCATTTGTAAAAGCATTCTCGAAGTTATACATAACAATATCATCCGAATCACATTTTTTTAATTCCTCAATCAATTCTTTAACTTTCATAAATTATTTTATACCTCCATAAAGTAATTTTTCGGAGCGATTTTTTCAATAAACCATTCCGCAGACATTCCATTTTTTAATTGTTCCATATTTTCAAAAATCCGTAAAGCCATTTCTTGTGCTTCTTTCTGTTCATAGCCTTTTTTCATAATCATTTTACTCGCCTTTATAATATTGTTATATGTCTTCCTTTTCATTTTGTCCACCTCTCTAATAAAAAAATAAAAACAAACCGCCATACCCAATAATTAGGCATGATACAAAAAGCCCGAAAGCCTTTAAAAGCTCGATTAAATCTCTCATATTGTGCCCCCCTAACAATAACAAAAATCCCCTTGTAGCCCGGTTGTAATAATCATTTTTCCATCCTTGCGGCGGTAAACTACACCACAACCGCCGTCACGTAAAGACCATACAAGCCAGCCAGCCGGAGTTATTTTTTCATGCTTCTTATAATCATAAAAAGCATAATGCGGTTTTATTCCGCTTTTTTCCTGTTCAAGTGCATTGCTTATAATTTCATCGTCCGTTAATAACAACGCTTTTCCGTTTTTCTGCCGTCCACAATATCTCATTTTGTGCCTTTCTGGTCTGCCATCGTCAGCACCGGGAGACCGTCCCGCGGTGGACGCTCCAACGTGGAGCGTTTCGGCTTAAAAATAAATATAAAAACTTTTCCCGCTGTTATTCCATTCACTATCTAATACGGTGACTTTTGAAAGTCTGCCGATGCATCCATAAATCCCGGCAGCGTAATATTCAGAATCGACCTGACAACCTTTAGCATCGGGAAACTCTTTTTTAATTTCCTGTATAATCTCATTGACTTTGTGACAGCAAACGCCACTTTTTTCGTCGAACGGCTCCAGCCGTGAGATATAGTGCTCTGCATTTTCAAATGTGTAAATATTACAATTTAATTTGATGCCGTCCATCATTTCGCCCATTCTGCAAATTTCCTTGTGTGATAATTTTTTCATTTTCTTTCTCCTTTTGACTGTGATATAATACAGTCACCTTTCAATTATTTTTTGTTTGGTGCTCATCGTGTAACTTTGGACGGCTGCGCGATGAGCTTTTTTATTTTGTTCCTTGTCTTTCAACTATTACATAATAAAACTATATTTTTTATATGCTTTTTCTTCTTTTTCTAAGAACTCGTTTTCTGTATCCTCTGCAAGTTTTTTGATGTTTGAATAAAGCGTGTGCTTTTCTGCGAGCGTAATCTTCTCAATACAATCGGTCTCGCGATTGTATATAATTCCGTCACCTGTTGCAATGTCGCAATCAATGACTTTACAAATTGCCAATCCTTTACCGGTTATTGACTTTTTACCTATAAATACGTTTACCATAATAGTTACCTCCATTACTTAAAAGCTGTTTCTGTGTCGTTGTCTTTCGGCTTGACTATACAATACTACATTGCAATCTATATGTCAATACTATATTGCAATAAAAATTGAAAAAATACTAAAATAATTATTTCAATTATTATTTCTACTATATAATGCAATAAAATATTACAATATTGTATTGGTGTATTATTGAAATAGTTATTGACATAGTAATTTAATTATTATATATTTATGTATAGCAATATTGATATATAGTAATATTGCTAGTAACTATTGATACTATTAATTAAAATAATGAGGTGTAATAAATGGACGAAAAGAAAATTATTGAAAACTATAAAAAAAGAATAAAGCGACAGAATGAAAAAGCCCGGGAAAATTGGGACTCAATAACCTGTAAATTGCCAAAAGGCACAAAAGACCGGATACAGGCGCAAGGGCTTACAATTAATGGTTTTGTGAATCAATTAGTTTTGGATAAACTAGACGAACTGGAAAACAATAACAATAACAATGAGTGCCCGTTTTAGAATTTAAAGTCGGTTTTTGTGATCGGCTTTTTATTTTTATATAATATAATTAATATATATGTGTGATGTATGTATATATTAATCAATACAGTTGTTGTTGTATATTCAATAGCCCTATGTATTGACAAAATAAGTATATTTGATTATTATTATCTTAAATTTAACTAATAAGCGAATGCCGGCTAGCTCGTATCGTTTGGAATTGCTCCAAGCGGTGCGGGCTTTTTTATTTTATGATTTTGAGGTGCTAAAATGGAAAAAATTAAAGGAAATATAACTAAACATTTAATTGCCGATTTTGGCACTTTCCAGCTTTATCGGGAGGACTTCGAGAGGGCTATAAAACAGGCTTGTCAGGAACTGCAAATTGACGATTTAAAAAGCGAGGGTCAAAGGCCTTGGAAGGCTGTTTGTAAAAGAGTCGGAGAGATTATATTTAATGATAACAGTATATTAAAAGACAAACAGTTATATAATAATACATGTATGTTAACCAACTACAATAGATATAATTATAATATATTAAATAATATATGTGATGAATATATATATATTAGTGATAAATATAATAAACTATGTAGTACTGTTGCATTTAGTAATTGGTGTAATATTGATTGTGGTGTTATAGATAATTGGAGATTGAATAAAGAGTCAAGTCCTAAAAGTTATGAGATTTGGCAAAAATTGCAAGGAATTCGTAAAGATTGTATTAAAGATAGAGCATACGACAATAAATCCCCTGTCGGTGCTATGTTCGTTGGCAATAATGAGTTTGGCATGAATCAGCCTGGAATCGGCTACGAAGCTACACAAGCGAGGGCACTGACCGCCAACGAATTGCCGCAGTTAGGCGGTGCAAATAGTCAGAATATTAAAGCATTAACGAGTGATAACATGGTTGATAACGCCAAGTAATTGTATGCGCAATAGATACAATTCTAATCCCTTGATTTATAAGGTTTTGAGAGCTATCGAATTATTACAACTATTCACAAAACAGTTGTTTAGCGAAGAGTTGAAAGCATAGAAGTGAATTGTATATGCAATAGATACAATTTAAAACGCTTGATGTTTGAGAGCTGAATGGCGCGCGCATTAGGTGCCCTAGGGGTGTATATGAAAAGTGAAAAACCGCCCCACTTAGTCCCCAAAATATCCGCCAAAACAAAAAGGCTCTTACTCATACCTTAATCGCACCAAGCAGTATTTATTATTATAACATAAGTTATATATTAATTAAACAACATACACAATAATAATATATATACATACAACTATGATTAAATATTAGTTATATATAATATATAACAGTAAAGGAGCTAACAGTGATGAAATTAACAGGATTTGAGTCGAGCAAAATTAATTCCGAAATGGTAAATCACCCTAGCCACTATAATTTGCCTGATCGTAAAGAGTGCATTGATGAAATGATTGACATTTACGGACTTAAGGATGTGGCTAAATGGTGTGAGATTACTGCATACAAGTACAAATATCGTGCCGGCCATAAAGGTTCTGTAACTGAGGACATGAGTAAAGCAGCATGGTACACAGCTAAGGCTTGCGAGCTTAAATCTAAGCGCAGATGGAAGATTTTCGACAAGATTATTATTGGATACTTGCCAAAGTTCATTAAGGGCTTTTTTGCATGGGCGACATTGTTCTGTATGGTTCACGCGATATTCTTTCCTGACCTGGTCTCAATAATTGCTTCAATAGTGTTTTTTACTCTTACATGCATAATTGATTCGACATTTAAAGAAGATGAGGTGTAAATCATGTTTGTACTAAAAATTGCAACAACAGTATGGCTGGCATTAATTGCGCTTGGAATGACAAGTGCCACATTAAACGAAAAAGAGACAGTTAGCTCGAGGCTTCTCGGCGCTGCGGTAATGCTTGGTCAGATACTTGCCATAGCTTTTATGTGGCAGTAAATAGGGCATTCGCCAAGCGGTAAGGCACGGGATTTTGATTCCCGCATACGTTGGTTCGAATCCAACATGCCCTGTTCGGGGTTTACTTGGTTCCCCGACATTGGACTTAGTAGTTCCTTTCACCCTCATAGTGGAAAGCTGTTAAGAGCCGTCGCAAGGCTCGTGAGGGTTTAATCGTGTATAATCCCACAATACATGAGCGTGAAAACCAACCTGTCGTAAAGACATCTGTAATAGGCAGAGTAGACATATATACCCCCTTTAATTGTTAAACTAGGGCAACTCAAATTAGTGAGTCTTAGGTGAGGTGCAATTCCTCACATGTCCTTTGCTGTAGGTTTCGTTAGTTCTTTTCTTCCTATAGCACATACAAATTTATATCTCCGGAGGGTGTTGCCACTCCTTAGACTTCACCCTCAATATTGGCATGTAGCTCAGTGGTAGAGCAGTCGGCTATTAGCTGATTTGTCGTGGGTTCGATTCCCAACCTTGCCGATTAATTATTGGTTCAAGTAGGCGACAAGGCTTGATTAAATGGGCGGTACAGAAAATGCGCTGCTAAGTCCTGCCAATAAATTATTTGCCGATATGGGATAAAGGTATTCCAATAGCTTGCTAAGCTATCCAACAGAAATGTTGTTCGTGTTCGAGTCACGATGTCGGCGCTCTCGCGTGTAAACTGAAAAGGGAAATAAGTTGTTGGTTATCTGTATTTCTCTAAAACCATCTACATGCGAGTTGATGTGTGGCGAAATGGGTAAACGCTATTGCCGTAAGATAATTCGTTGAAACCGGCAACTTAGATGACGAGAGTCGCGACAATCATGTGTGGTTCAAATCCACACCACATCAATTATACGTCGGTTTAGTGCGAGCTGTTATATCTTGAATAGCGGTTGCGTAATGCTGATGGTCTGTAATATAGCAGTTTCGGAAAAATAAAAGAAAACACACAAAAACAAGTTGCTAGTAGGTACGCGCGACCGAAAGCAATGGGGTGAGACACTTCAAAATTCTGTAATGTGTTTTGGGAAACCTTTTGATGGAGTGTATCTTGCCTTTTTCGGATAGTAGTTCAGTTGGGAGAAACCCACTGCGGTAATGGTAGCGGAGGGAGTCACAGGTTCGAGTCCTGTCTATCCGATTACAACAAACTAGGTTAGCTACCGAAAAGCACAAGCCTTAGTGCCTGTTTGTTGTTTTGCTAATAAGGCTATTATCAGAAAGGCAGGTAATAATATTATGAATTTTGCAGAAAATGAAAATTCAAGAATACTTCCTAATGTCCAAACCCCTATAATCTATTTTCTTATGGATGGGGATGAGGTTGTTTATGTTGGACAATCTAAAATAGGATTAGCAAGACCATATTCACATAAAGATAAAAAATTCACCAAAATAGCAATTATTAATTGCAAAGAAAGTGAATTGGATGATAAAGAAACAGAATTTATCAAAAAATATAAGCCGAAATACAATAAAATGGCGGGGAAAAGCGATTATTCATACGCTAGAATAAAAACAATAATCAAAAACCAAACGAATATTCGTAACTTTAATGTGTATGATGTAAGAAAGCTTGTGACAAAACTTGGATTGAAAACTCATATTTTCAATGGGAGCATTTATATAAACGCAGAAGATTTTGATAAAATGTTTGCTTTTGTAAAAGAAACAAGTAACGGAATTGCGAACAAGGAAGAATGGAAGAAAAAAGTATTTTAATTTAATTCGGTAAAATCAGTTGCCTAGTGATTGCAACACGAAAAGCGGAACCGTGACCGCCTGACAGCTGTTTTTATATAAATCACGGAGTTATCGGTACGGAGGTAATTTATGAATTTTAATGAACTTTTTGTAGACAAATCAAAGACACTTATCATAAATACTGATTTAGCACTTGTTTTAGGAGATTTAAACGAGGCAATAGTGTTAAATCAATTAAATTATTGGCTAGGAATTAACAGAAAAGCCGGTAAAAATTTTATTGACGACAGATATTGGGTATATAACTCATACAGCGATTGGAAAGCTAAAGATTTTCCGTATTGGAGTGAAAAAACGATACAGAGAACATTCACAAGGCTTGAAAATAAAGGAGTTGTTGTATCTGCTAATTATAACAAATTGGGCATTGATAAAACAAAGTGGTACACAATAGATACTGAAAAATTACAAGAGCTTGTGGATGAATTTAATTCCGATGAGAACAAAATGACAAATCGACAAGACAATATGACAGACCGACAGGACAAAATGACCTGTCGAGAGGGACAATGTGACAGACCATTACCAGAGATTACTACAGAGAATTTAAACAGAGATTATAATTCAGAGATTACTGGAGAGGTACATACATCTGTTTTCGAGAAACAGACGGCAAGAGTCACCCGACAGGATATGCAAGCAAAGAAAGATGATATGCTCAATAGATTTTCTGAAATCTGTGACAACAGTATTGAAAACGAAACAATCAGAAGAACAGTTAAAAGCTCATTTCACAGATACATGAACCTGTACGAAACATATTTTTGCAAGTTTCACCCAATCTTGACGGATAAGACTCTGACTAATGTATGCCTGTCGCTTTCTAATGTGACCGATACAGAACATAATCACTTTGAGTGGACAGATGTTTACCTAACAGACGAAACAGGGCTTACAGGGCTTGATAGAATGGTTAATGAGCATTTCAGACGAACACATAGAAGAGAGACTAACTACTCGATAACGCATTTTGCTAAAAGCGACTATCTGCTACAGTTGGCACAAGGCATTATAGAGTATTAAGCGGAGGTATAAATATGGCAAAGGGAGTTAAGACACGAAATATTGATTCATTCCGAGAGGGATTAATGGAATACGCATATGGCAGATGTTCACAGGCACAAGCTGCAAAGATAGCCGGCATGAGTGTGCCGACATTTAGGAAGTACGCAAATATGCATTTTTTAGGCATTCCATTTCCTGACACACTGTTTAAGGCAAAGGAAGAATAAGCAATGAACACAAACTGTGTGAACTGTGGCGCACCGATTGACAGAAAACTTAAAAAATGCCCTTATTGTGGTACACCTTATGACTACAGTGGCTTTAATGCAAGTTTTGAAAATGCGCTTGGAACTATCTCTATTGCGGGGAAAGAATATCAAGTGTATTTAGGCAAATGTGAGGTAAACACAATTAATATGGGGTGTGGCAGAGGCATAGACGGAATGCTTCACGGAGACAAAATTGTTAGCAAACGAAAATTTACTTTGATTGAGGTGTGATATGAAAGATTGCTCGATTTGTAAATATTGTGATGAAGATTTTGATTTTGATGAGGAAATAGGAGAAGAATATCCGGTTTATAATTGTCAAAAAGGGAATGATACATCGCTTGACTGTGAGTGCAAGGATTTTAAGAAATACAAGCCAAGAAAATATAGAGAAAAAGATACCGAATGCGATAAATGCGAATGCAGAGAAAAATGCGCAAAATATAGTTCCGGGATAGACTGTACAACCAACATGGATATAAAAACACATATTATTTATCCACAAGACAAATGTATTAAAAGGGCAAAAGAACTAGGTATCGAGGTGTAATATGTGTGAATTTTGCGAAAATCCTACAAAATGGAATACTGATGATTATAGCTTAGTTCCAAACAGAAACTTATCAGATGGGGTTATGCAAGCAGAAGATAACACGTATCAGATTGGTGTGTTTAACAGTTATTTTGATTTTTTGGGAAGTTATGGATATCGACTATTGCCCTATCTGCGGAAGAAAGTTGGTGGAAGAATGAAACCATTAGAAGAAATATTTTTTAGAGCTTGCGTGAATGAACAGAAAAGAAAATTGCCTTCAAGCAATCGAGAATTGAGCATAAGAACTATTGGAAATATTTTTGAAAGGCTTGGATTCTCATATAAGCAGTTAATGTATTATGTCAGAAAGTGGTCTGACAGGGGATTTTATGATTACGGAGTAACACTTGACTTGGGATGGTTTGAATTTGACAAACTGACCGGAGAATATAAGCGGATTTATGATTCTATGACAAGTACGGACGGATGGAAAGATGGGGATTTAGCAAATTATATTGTTAGTAATTCTTTTAATCGAAAGAGAATAACACCACTTGATATTCTGTATATGTACGGATTGATTTGAAAGTTGGTGGAAAATTGAAAGAAACTATTTTATATATTTCCAAATCAGAGCAGGATATACAAAGCTTTCTGAAATATCTTCAATCGAAGCTAAAAGCAGAGCAAAAGGAATGTACCCTAGATGAAAAACACAATATTTTAAAAGTACCAAAATATTATGATATTGTCGGAAAGAGTGTTCATGGGAACATGCTTGGCGTGGGCTACGGATATTGCAAATATTATTGCTTTTCAGAAGCGTATAGCAAAGATAAGTATAGCAATGCAGAAAATGAAAAACTTAAAGAAATCCTTATGCACACAAGAGAGGGTGCGGAGAGAATATCGGGACTTGATATTTTATGTATGCTAGGGTTGGTTTAAAAGGCGGTGGAAGAATGAAACATCAAAAAGAATGGCACACGTGCGACAGGTGCGGAAAAGAAATAATACGCTACGATGAAAAATGTGCATATATCAAAACAAGAGAGGTAAAACCTCTTTACGAAAAAAGCATATGCACAGCCGAAGATTTAGCAAGGGAAGTGTTTCCAATGGCTATATGGAGAGATAATATCCAATACGATTTATGCCCTAAGTGCAGGAAAGAGTTCAAGAGGTTTATGAAAAATGGAGCATGAAAGAAAATGGTGCACTTGCGATAGGTGCGGTGCAGAAATTAAAAAAGGAATACTGTGTGGAAATTCGGTTACAAAGAACGGCATTTTTGATACCACATACGACTTGTGCTATAAATGCATGGAAGAATTTGAAAGATTTATGGAAAATGAAAAATAATAAATTGTAAAGGAGAAAATAAATTATGAATTTTGGACAGGCAATTGAAGCATTAAAAAACAGCAAAAAAGTAGCAAGAAAAGGTTGGAATGGCAAGGGAATGTTTGTGTATTACGTTCCGGCTGGCAATTTTAAGTCTTATACAGAAATTGGAAAATCTATTGCAGATAAAGACGATTTAGTACATTACAATCCGTATTTTGCTATCAAAAATGTTAATGACACTGTTTCTACATGGGTTCCGTCAGTTAATGATTGTTTAGCAGAAGATTGGTATGTAGTTGAGTAACATAAGGGAGTTTTGGGACAATGAGTATGGCAGAAGTAATTAAATCAATAGAGTGTGAAGCACTTAGAGAAGTACAATCGCGCGAAATAAGCAGTTTAAATGGTGAGCCTATAGATTGCTCCACTTTAGGAGATAAGCCTGTTATTGTGGCAGATAATGAAGCGGACAGGCAAGCGCTGAAAGAGTGCTTTAAGGAGTGAGATTATGAAAATAACAGAAATGAATAACTGCATTGAAGAAATGCGCAAATGCTACAAGTTTGAGGATGATAAAACGGAAATAAGACTCGGCAGTGTACCAAGTAGTGGCTGTGACAGACATGTATTTGTCAGCACAATGAATGAAAACGGAACACAGATTGAAATGACAAGAATAGCGGATAGACTAGAAGAAGCAGACTATTGTTTGCGATGAAAGGAAATCAAATGAACGAAATAAAATCAGGAATGGAAATTACCTATCAAGGAGCAAAAGAAGAAATGGAAACAATAGTCGCAGAACCTGCAAGAAAAGGAATTGAAAAGCCAAAAGGCTTTAGCGAGCTGGAGCAGTTTATAAAAGATAGACTTTCAGAATGCGAATAAATATATTGCCGGTCAACAAGTAGAGTTAGTTATTATATTACCTTAAGGAGTGAGTGTATGGAGTACCTTGATATAATTGAAAAAATAAAAGAGTTGCAAAAAGAAATAGACGATAAGGCATTTGAAAGAAATAAATTAGCGGATGAGCTTATTATTCGCGATTTATTGTCGGAAAAAGAGGAGAACAAAACCATGAAAAAATTATTTGTAAGTGTGCCAATGAAAGGCAGAACAGAGGAAGAAATCAAAGCAAGTATTCAGAAGATGAAAAAGATTGCTGAGATATACGAGGGTGAGGAATTAGAACTTATCGACAGCTACATTGAGGACAACCCACCTAAAGACAGCAAGGAAGCTGTATGGTATTTAGGCGAAAGTCTTAAGAAGCTGGCACAGGCTGATGTATTCATTGGAATTGATGAAGCGTATGATTGGAATGGCTGTTGCATTGAAAAAGATACAGCGTATAGATATGGCATTAAAATGCATATAGTTCAAGCGAGGGACGTAATTGATAATTATAATGTGCTTTTACAGAAAACAAATCCTATTTGCTTTGACGCAATGCCAACATTCTGATAAAATTTTACTGACTAACAAATGGAACTGGTCACTACTCTAAATAGCGGAAAGGACGAATAACCATGATAAAAACTGTTATAGCGATTGCAATTGTAATTATATTTGCCGTATGCGAAATCATAAATTTTATAAACTACAAGTTTTATTCAGAACTTATCGACACAAAGTACAACAGAAACACAAAGTACAAAAAGTCTGGACACTTAACCCTTAAAGAAGTTAAGGAAAGATACTATCCACAATACAGATATGCGGTAGTAAATGTTGAATTTAGCAATTATCCATCATGGATTTGTAAAAATATTGAAGAGGCAAGAGAAAGAGTAAAAGACAGTTGTCAAAGATTGCATATTGTAGACTTTGAAGATGTGATATAGTTACACAATGATTTGTAGCGAACATAGCGTTGAAGAGATAATGATTAAAACAACAGAGTAATATATTACCGCCGTATAAGCGACTTACGGCGCTAACCTAGAAAAATTATAGGCAGAGGTCTATAAGCACCTTTGCTTTTTAAAAGTGGAGGTGCTTTTCTTATGGCTAGTCAGAGCCTTATTTCCACAGTAAACGGATATGAAAACTACATAGAGGATAAAGGAAAAGACGAGCAAGTAATTAATGCCTATGTAGACGCTTGCAGTGTAGCCATAAACGGCGAGAAAGATATTGAGTATGGACTACAACTCACTAAGAGGGCAAAAGAGCTTATAGAGGGCTTCTGCACGGCTAAAACAGGTGGTACGATTTGGGATTTGGAAAAATACGCATTCGACCACAAGACTACATATGAGCTGATAAACAAAAAATATGAGGTTTTGCTACTTGAAGCTCAAAACAAAATCGTTGACAGCTATTTTCAGTACATAGAGAAAAAGCGTGAGCCTAAAGACCGATTTTATATGCCACGTAGAAAGCAACTAATCAAAATCGGACTTGTGGACGCATTGCAAGGCATGATTGATGATAAATACGACATATTGTGCGTGAGCCTAGTGCCTGGAGCTGGAAAGAGTACGATTGAGAAATTTTTTCATTCGGCAGTTGCCGGCTGGTTTCCGAAAGATTACAGCCTATTTTATTCACACAGTGGTGACATTACACGAATGTACTATGATGGAGTATACGACATTGTTACCAATGATGATGATTATGCGTGGCATGACATTTTTCCTAATCTATCAGTTACAAGCACGAATGCCAAAATGGAGCAATTCAATATTGGCAAATACAAACCTTTTCCGTCAGTACAATGTACTTCTGTCGGAAGTAAGAATGCTGGAAAAGTCCGTGCAAGTAAATTTTTGTTAGTTGATGATATGATAGGCGGAATTGAGGAAGCCTTAAATCCTACAATACTTGATAAGTTGTGGGATAAATACGCAGTAGACGCAAGACAACGTAAGACGCAAGATACGGACGGAAAGCCGTGTAAAGAGATACATATTGCCACTCGTTGGAGCGTACATGATGTTATCGGACGCATTCAAAACATGTATGTCGGAAATCCAAGAGTCAAAACAATATCGGTTCCTGATGTAGACCCAGTGACAGGAGAAAGCAATTTTGATTATGAGTATGGCGGTTTTACGAAAGAGTTTTTTGCCGACCAACAATTACTCATGGACGAAATCTCTTACAGATGTTTGTATAAACAGGAACCTATCGAGCGTGAGGGTTTATTGTTTCCCGATGATAAAATCCGTAGATACTTCAATCTGCCACATGGTGAGCCGGAAATTATCACAGCTCAATGCGATACAAAAGGAAAAGGCACAGACTATTTTGTTATGCCAATACTTCAAAAATATGGCGAGGACTATTACTGTGTTGATTGCGTGTGCGATAATACGGCAGACTATGAAATGCAGTATGAAAATGCGTCAAACACATTAGTCAATAATCAAGTACAGGAATGCGAGTTTGAGCGTAATGCCGGCGGTGACAGAGTGGCTATGGAAGTCAATAAGCGAGTTGAAAATAAAGGGTGGATATGCAACATCACTGATGTACCGACAGAGACAAATAAGGAAGCACGTATTTTTCAGTGTTCTAACTGGATTTTACAACATATTATTTTCAAAGACCAATCACTTTATAAGCCCAATGAGCCTTATGGAGTAATGGTATCACTACTGAAACGATATTCAGTAACAGGCAAAAAACAGCTTGATGATGTTCCTGATGTTTTTTCAAACTTTGCCTTAAGAATGACGCAAGGCAGTAGAATAGCAAAGGTTGAAGCAGTACATAATCCGTTCAGAGGAGGGCTTTATTAATGAATACAAAAACTTACTTAAATCAAATTAGCAGATTAGATAAAATGATACAAAACAAGCTGTCTGAAATATACCGGCTTAAGACAATAGCATGTAGCGTTACTGTTTCAACGGACAAAGAAGCGGTTGATGTTTCATCTGACAAAGATAAGCTAGGCAGTACAGTAACTAAAATTGTGGACTTGGAAAAAGATACAGACAGACTCGTTGATGAATTTATGAGAAAAAGAAATCATATCATCGGTCAAATTGATAGCATGGAGAATACCGACTATTATCATGTACTCTCAATGAGATATGTTAATCAAAACACTTTTGAAGAAATCGCTCAGGCTACAAATTGGAGCATAAGAAAGATATTTACAATCCACGGCAGAGCTTTGCAAGAGTTTGAAAGGCTTTACGGAAAAGAATACCTTGAAAATGTGCAGTAGTGTGCATAGTTTTGCATATCATTGCATATATACACTTAAAAAATTGACAGTTATAATATAACTATGAAAAAATCGTAATTCGTTCATTGCGAAAATCTCTTTTAAAAATGGCACTCACAGATTGTGGGTGCTATTTTTTGTGAAGCGAGGGTGACATGAATAATCAGAATATTGTACCAACAGGAAAACGAAGTGTAATGTGCCCTCGTTGCGGAAAGCTATTAACGTGGGTGAATAAAAATGATAAGAAGCACCACAAAGTAATGTGTACGCACTGCCGTAAATGGATATGGTTTTGGGCTGGCACACAAGAATTTCAGATAAAAGAGGTTCCGCAGAGAACTTCTGCAAGTGGCATGAGGTTTTATTGATGTATAGATATGCTCATAAAAACGTAAGACCTTTTTCGGCTGTCTGTCAGAATAACTACGGCAGACAAGTTATTTTCACACGCAAAAGGCAAATCACAAAAAACAACATAATCGAAGAACTGAATAAAGCGCTTGTAATTCACGAACAAAATGCCATTGAGATTGAGTATCTTGACAGATACTATCGTGGCGACCAACCGATTTTGTATCGGCAGAAAGTGAACCGACCGGAAATCAATAACAAGATTGCTGTAAATCTTGCATATGAGCTTGTTGAGCGTAAGACCGCAGAGATGTGCGCCGAGCCAATCCAATACGTGCTGCGTGGCACCGATAATCATAAGTCGGAAGAAATCACACGGCTTAACATCACGATGGATTCAGAGAGCAAACAGGAGTGCGACATAGACATACATCGCTGGAGAAGCATATGCGGTACCGGCTACAGATTCATCGGTAATGACGATGGACAAGGGCAGTTGCTTGATGAAAGCGACTTTTATTTATCTTCCGAAAATCCAATGTATACGTTTGTAGCATACTACTCAAACGGACGTCCGGCATTCTCTTGTCAAATCGGAGAGGACGAGAACGGAGCAAATATTTATTATGTGTTCACCGACAATGAGTGGTTTGATATTCGTAACGACAAGATTTACGATAGCGGAATAAACGGAAATAGAGCTATTCCGGTGATTGAATATCCAAACAATGCAAGGCGTTTATCTGATATTGAAATGACTATTGCTATCACAGACGCTATTAACGTGCTTACATCAGACAGAATTAATGGTGTCGAGCAGTTTGTGTCTGCATGGGTGAAATTCGTTAATTGTGAGATTGACATAGATACATTCAGAAAAATGCGACAAGAGGGAGCATTAGTCGTTAAATCTAACAATGGTTCAGACAACAAGGCTGATGTTGATGTAATGACGAGCGAACTTAATCAGACAGAGGGACAAGTAGTATTCACTGACCTCTTTGAAAGATTTTTAAGTATTCAAGGTCTTGCAAATCGTCAGGGCAACACAGGCGGCGATACCGGTTCTGCTGTAGAATTGAGAAACGGACATTACGATGCTGGACTTAGGACAGCTATTAATGAGCCTATCCTTAAGAAATCAGAAAGAATGGCACTTAGGCTTATTCTTAACAGGCTGAGAATCAATAAGGGCTTTACGCTTATGCCTAGTGATGTTGAAATACACATTAATCATAATAAGCTAGACAACATGCTTGTTAAGGCAGAGGTACTTCAGATACTGCTTAACTGTGGTATCAATTACAAGAGAGCCGTCAAGACGATTGACATGTTTAGTGACCCTGAACAAGTTACTCTCGAAAGTGCTAAGCGTATGGAAATGTTATTCCCGGAAGAACAGCCGACAACAGCTACACCTAACAACAATAATGATGATAAGAACAATGGAAAGACAGCCGATGAATAATTGGCTGTCAATTTATTTTGGAGCTTGATATGGCAGACGAAATCCACGCACTCAACAAAAATGAAATACAAGACATAGATTATGACACATATTTTGGCGAGATGGATTTATCTGACGAGGAAAAGGAAGATAGAAAAAAACTCGCTGAAAAGTTTGAAAAAATCTTTGTTATGCTATTTGCTTTGTTATCCGGCAAGGAAGAAACAGAGATAACAACTATCACCAAAGAATTTATTATCAGATATGAGAGCATTGCCACGCAGTACTGTAAAGCAAAGAAAACACCTTCATATATTACGGATTATGCCCGGTACATTGTGAATGAGGTGGTTGACGCTACCACACAAAATACTGAAGTAGAGTATTTTACTTCACAGAAGCGAGCAAAAAATGTAGCTGCGAACGAAGCTAATGCAGTCGGCAATTACAGATTGCAGACTGAAATGGTGAAACAAGGTTACAAAACAAAAGAGTGGCGCTCAAAAGAAGATTCACATGTCAGACCTACACATGCAGAAGTCGACAGAAAGAGAATTGATATTTTTGAGCCGTTTGAGGTTGGAAATTCGCTTATGATGTTTCCAAAAGACCACTCTTTAGGGGCACAGGTAAAAGAGATTTCTAACTGCCGGTGTAGTGCTAAATATTACAAATAATGAGCAACTTGTAAGGAAACTTATAAGTTGCTTTTTATTATACAAAATTTGCAGTTGTGCGTTAAACAACAGAAAAACTCGGCTGGTGCGACCAGCGATAACAAAAGCGTGAGTTACGGAGGTAATTGAAATGACAAGAAATGATGTTTTGAAGCTTTTCCCGGACGCAACGGATGAGCAGATAACAAATCTGCTTAACAAGAGCGGTGAGGAAATGGCAAGAGAGAAAGAGAAAGCCAATCAGTACAAGGCTAAAGCCGACAAAGCTGACGAGCTACAGACACAGCTTGATGAGCTACAGAATGGCAACATGACGGAGCTTGAAAAGGCAAATAAAGCCTTAGATACAGCCAATCAGCAGATTGCCAAGCTACAGAAAGATAATGCTGTCAGAGATTTACGAGAGAGTGCAATGTCTGATTTTGGTATTACTGCAGAACAAGCAAAGGCAGTAGTAAAAGAGGATGGCTCTTTTGACACGGCAGTTCTTGGAAAAATTATGTCCGACAAAGAAGCCAATGCGATAGCGGAGTATGAGAAAAACGCACTCAAAGGTACTCCCAATCCAAACAATGGCGGTAACAATAATGATGGTGATACAGGAAATAAGACAAATGCTGAAAAGATAGCAGAAAGCCTTATATCTGACACACCTAAGAGCAACAACATTTTATCACATTACATTCAGTAATAACAGGAGGTAAAAAATGGCAAAGGAAATGAATATGCAGTATGAAAAGACTTCATACGCTGGAGATGTTCAGATTTTAAAGAGAGAGCCTAATGAGGCAATTCCTTTAACACTTGATTTTTCTGCGGTCACAGATAAAGACGCAAACGGAAAGAAAATTGTTAAAGCCGGTACACCAATTGGAAAGACAGGAGTTGTAGACAATACAGCAACTACAATCGGCATTTTGAGATTTGATGTAACAGAGGACAGACCACAGGGAGTACTGCTTAAGAAAGCATATCTTAACACAAAGGTAGCAGAAGCACACTCAGGCGTTACATATGACGAAACAGTTAAGACAGCTCTTCCAATGATTGTATTTGAATAATAACAGGAGGTAAACAGATGTTAATTAATGAAGTATTAGACAGCAAGTCTATCGCATTATCAGCAACAGAAAACGCTAGTAATCAGATACCTTATCTCGGTTTACAGTGGTTTCCGGAGAGAAAGAAACAGGGGCTTGATTTAAGCTGGATTAAGACACATAAAGGACTTCCAGTATCACTTGCACCATCCAACTTTGACGCAATCCCAACAATTAGAGCTAGAGAGGGATTAAGCAAGGAAAAAACACAGATGGCATTTTTCCGTGAGGGAATGACAGTTGGTGAAGAGGAAATGCTTGAAATCGAGCGTATTCAATCAGCAGATGACCCTTACCTTGCAAGTGCTTTATCAAGCGTATATGACGATACTAACAACCTTGTAAGCGGTGCGGAAGTTGTACCTGAGCGTATGAGAATGTCACTTCTTGCAACAAGCGTGGGCCACCCGGTAATCGCCATTGTGAGCGATGGTGTTCAGTACGCTTATGATTACGATAAAGATGGCTCATACACAAAAGACCATTATGCAAAGTTAACGGGCACAAGCATGTGGAGCGATACAGCTAATTCAAAGCCGCTTACAGACCTTAATAATGCAAGAAAGAAGTTGCAGAAGCAGGGCAAGATTGCTAAATATGCGCTTATGAACAGCAATACATTTCAGTATTTGCTTGATAATGCACAGATAAGAAACTCAATCCTTGCACAGAACCTTACAGCAACTATTGATGTTGACGATGATACTGTTATTTCAGTAGTGCAGAAGAGAACAAAGCTCACTATCGTACTTTACGATAAGATGTACATTGATGATGATGGCAAGGAGCAGTACTTCTACCCGGATAACAAGGTTACACTTCTTCCGGAGGGCAGCCTTGGCAGCACTTGGTTTGGCACTACACCAGAAGAAAGAACTGCAAGACAGGTAGCTGATGTAGATGTAACAGTATATGGTGTAGGTATTACAGTCGCTACAAAGACGGAGTACGGACCACCTATGAAGATGTCAACATTTGCTTCTGAGGTTGTTCTTCCATCATACGAGAATATGGATAGCACATTCGTATATGAGGTTCATAGCGAAGAGTAGGGGGTGCGACTATGAAATATCCATATATAGTGATTCATAATGGTAAATGGTATAACGCTGGCGAAGAGGTTCCGGAAAATAATAATTCCGGAGCTTCTTTTGATTATAGCAAGACAACCATTAATCGCATGTCTACATCTGATTTACAGGCTTTTGCCACAGAACAAGGTATAGACAATGCAGAAGAACTTACAGGAGCAGAGCTAAAGAAACTGTTAATTGAAAAGTTTGGATTATAAGGAGCTTGGCATGGAATACACCACATTAGAACAAGTCAAAATCAGACTTAAACAATTTCATATTGAAACAGTCACGAATGATGATGAAACAACATCTGATGTGGTAGTGTTCGACAACAAGGAAGATAACCCACTCATTGAACAGCTCATTAGGCAAGCCACGGAAGATGTAAAAGCAAAAAGGTGTTATCCGGACACTTTCACTGATGATGATGTAACTGCCGATTTAAAGCAGTTTGAAAATGTCGTTATCAATCTTGCTGTCTACGACCATTCACAAGCCGGTGAGAACTACATGAGCGCATTGAGCGAGGGTGGAGTGAGCCGTACATGGAAAGACAGAGATAAGCTGTTTGTCGGAGTTTTTCCTTTTGTCAAAGTGCTATAAATCTTGCCTATAGGGCATTATATAAAAAAATAAGAAGATTGTGCGTTACCATTTTACTGATGTCGGTAAAGTGGTAGCAGGCGGTACACATTAAGTGGTGGTGGGCGGTGTGCCAATTACCAAAGATGAAAGGCTGTAAGATGAATAATTTAATCTATCAGACATACATTATTGCCTTGCCAATTGTCCTGACAGCACTTTTGGGTTATATTGTTTGGCTTTTACAAGAGCAGAAAAAACAAAAAGTAATAGACACAAAAGAAAGAAATGAGCGCATTGAAGAGGAAAAGAAGCTGCGACAAGCAAACGGAAAAGGTACAATGCTGCTTTTACGAGTACAGCTTATCGAATACCATGATAAGTACATGAAGCTTGGCGAAATTCCCTCGTATGCGTATCAGAATTTTTGCGAGATGTATGACGCATACCACGCACTCGGTGGTAATGGTATGGTAACAAAAATGAAAAATGAGATTGAGGAAATCCATTTAGGCAAAGGAGGTAAAAACTGATGGACTTTACACAAGTACCTACAGTAGTTGCTATTATGGTAATTACTTATTTAATCGGATATGCTTCAAAGCAGATACCACAGGTCAAAGATAATATCATTCCTATTATCGTAGGTGTAGCCGGTGGAGTACTCGGTATTGTTGGAATGTTTGTAATTCCCGGTTATCCGGCAGACAACATTCTTGATGCAATAGCAGTTGGCATTGTGTCAGGCATGGCAAGCACCGGTGCTAATCAGATTTACAAGCAGATAAAGAAAAATGCTTGACATTAATAAACAAGCCATGAAATACGCGCTTCAAGGTCAAACTGTCACAGTCTATGAAAAAGACGAGGACGGAAATCTAAAGTTTTACGAAACAGAGGACGGAGAGAAAATATATTACACCCATGAAGAAACAGGCTTTTCGGAGCCGATTGATTTTCGAGCGAATATATCTTTTGACGGAGGAGAAGCGCAGAACAAGGAATATGGCTTTAATACGGCTGATTTTGATGCTGTTTTGCTGACAGACAGAGGAGAATACCCTTTTAAAAAAGGTGACGTTATTTGGCTCGATAGCGAGCCTACAAAAGGCGAAAACGGATTAGTTGATTCAACTTCCGCAGACTTTACAATAGTGGGAGTAAAACCCTCTCTCTACTCAGTTAAATACATGCTCAAAGCAGTTGTGAAAGAAGTGTAATTATGAAGATTGACGTTTCTCTGACAGAAAAATCTATACAAGATGCGATAGACAAGCTTGAAAGATACAAAGACCGCTTACAAGACAAGTGCATAGCGTTTGTCGGAGAGCTTGCTAGTAATGGTATAGCTGTAGCGCAAGCAAATACAGGCAATTTCGGACACTATATTACATTTAGTTACGAAATTAAAGATACAACAAACGGCTGTACGGCTATTGTACTTGCTACCGAAACAGGGCAGATACAAAGCACATGGCAGACAGCCGATGGACTCAAAACAGCTGATGTATCGCCTTTGCTCATGGCTGAATACGGCTCGGGCTGGAGAGCTAAGCCACACTTCAATGATGCAAGAGGCGGTCAAGGGACTTTCCCGGGGCAGACACACGCATTTGACAGCGAGGGTTGGTATTGGAGAGACGAAAGCGGAGAATTACATCATTCATACGGCATTACACCTACAATGCCTATGTATCACGCATTTTTGAAAATGGAAAATGACATTATGAAAACAGCACGAAAAAATTTTAGTTGAGGTGATAAAGTGGCGAGTCAAAATCAATGGGTTTATGACCTTGAAAACTTCACATATGCGATTGTAAAAACCCGATGTGAGAAAAAATTGAAAACTAAATATCCCAAGCTAAAATTCACGCAAGAGGAACAGTCGGACAGTGCAGCGGCTAGCTTCCCGACAGTGCTAGTTCAGGCACTCGAACCTATTGAACAGAATGAGGATTTAGAGTGCGAAAGAGTGAATACAGTGTTATTTACAGCACAAGTGACTGTTACAACGAATAAAAGCCGTTCAGAAGCTTTGGATGTGGCGCAGACAGTGGCTAATGAATACAAAGCCATGTCATTCAAGTTAGTGCCAGCCCCATTCGCTAGAAAAAACGGCAAATTATGGACAGCAACATTACGTGCTAGGCGGTCATTCGACTGGAACGATAGATTATAAGAGCTTTTTGGCTCTTATTTTTTTATGAAAAATTAGGAGGTAATGCAAATGGCAACAGGATTAAAAAGCAGAATTGCTTACAAGACACCAACCGCATCCGCCACAAGTGGCGATTATTGGGCTGGAACTTACAAGCTCTTACTTAGAGCAAAATCAATTCCCTCACCATTCGGTTCACAAAACATGGTAAATACTTCAACTCTTGAGGATTTAGTAGAGACACAGGAGATGGGTAGACGTTCAGCCGGTTCCATGGAAGTTGAGGGAGCTTTTGAGAAAAAGTACAAAGACGAGATGGTAACTAACGAGGGCAAGAAGCTTGACTTTATTATTCTCTATGGTACAGACGGAAAAGGCTCAGAGGGTATCTGCGCTTTTATCGGTCAGGAGTCATTCGCCCCAGGTGAGGCATCTGATGACCACTTAACAGGAACTGCGACTGTATCAGTTCAGACAGTGCCTAAGTGGATTGAGGATAACTATGATGTTGCAGTCACGGAGGATGACCAAGGCTATCCAACAGCAATCACACTCACAAAAAAAGGGTGAGCCAATCGGAAAAAGCCGTAGCGGTTGGCTATGATGATAGCACGGCTGACAGCGAACTTGAAGATACAATATAGTAAGGTAATTGAGGCAGTTTTAATACTGCCTCTTTCCCTATATAAATTAGGGAGAAAGGGAAAGATAAAATGAAAATTAAATTAAGTGGAAAAGAGTATACAGTTAAATTCGGATATGCACCGGTAGTTAAAAATAAAATTATCCCAAGGCTCGTAGGAATGGAACAGCAGGGCGAGGGACTTGAAGTCATTGACAACATGCTTGAATTTTTACCGGAGTTTTTGCTTGTAGGCTTGCAAAAATTCCATGCTGACGAATTTGGCTTTGATTTTGACAATAAAGAAGCAAAAGAGAAACAGCTTGTAAAGGTATACGATTTACTTGATGATTACCTTGACCCGGAGAATGAAGAGGGCGGGGATTTACAGTCACTTTACAACGACCTGTCATCCGAAATGGAGAAAAACAGTTTTTTATCGAAGATGCTGGCGAAAGAGGTACAGACAGCCAAGAAGAAGCCAATCAAGAAGTAAAAGAGCTTACATGGGAAGTATATTGCAACGAAATCCGCCCATATTGGCTTTTAGCAACTAAAGGCTATGGATTTAGCGTTGAGGATATAGACATGTCTTGTCCGGCTGATTTAGAGCCTTATTCAAAGGCTTATATGCTCAAGCAAAAAGAAGCTGACTCTAACATGTGGGCTTGGTGGGGCACATACGGATTAAGCGCAACTCTTACAGCGATTGACAGAGCTTTGAATGGCAACAAAGCAAGAGCAAAATACATTGAAAAATCGTTAAATGAGCAATACTCAAAAGATAACGAGCCTAAATACAAGGAGTCTAATGAGGAAATTGCCGTTTATGAAATGAAGCAACGAATTAACGCATTAAGGCAGTCGGGACTACCTGAAAGTCCTGATTAATGAGGTGAAAATATGGCATATAAAGGAATTGACGTATCGTCATATCAAGGAAATATTGATTGGAGCAAGGTTAAGTGGGCCGGAGTTCAATTTGCAATCCTAAAAATAATCCGCAAAGACCTTAATCCGGATAAAACCTTTGAGCAAAACTGGAAAGGCTGTACTGATGTAGGAATGCCAATACAAGGTGTTTACAACTACTCATACGCTACAACAGTAGATAAGGCAAAGACGGATGCACAGAAAGTGATTGAGGTACTTGCCGGAAGAAAGACATTTGTATGGCTTGATGTAGAGGACAGATGCCAGCAAGGACTCGGACAGACGCTTATTGATATTATCAACACATATCAGAGTGTTATCAAGAGCGCCGGGCTTAACTTTGGTGTATACACAGGGCTTAGCTTTTACAATCAGTATATTGCGCCATACGCAAATCAGATTAATTGTCCGTTTTGGATTGCACGTTATCCGTCAACTAAGGGAATGTCTATTGGTGATGAGCCTAACAGTGCCAAGAAGCCTGTTATACAACATTCTCTGTATGGTTGGCAGTATTCAAGCGCGTTTACTTGTAGCGGTCTGAATAACAGTACTGACGCTAACTTATTCTATATTGAGCTTGACAAGGGCGACGGAATAGAGAATAATCCGGCACCAACAGCAACTCCGACACCAATAGCAACTCCGGCAAAGAATAACGCTTGGAAAGGCAATGAGGAATATTACCTCGACAATGATAATGTAAGAAAATGGCAGCACGCTATGAATGTAGGCTTCGACCTCAAAGGAGCTGATGCACTGAAAGAAGATGGCAAGTTTGGAGCCAATTCACAGAGATTTGCTAAAAATCACAATTTGTGGAGCGGTCAGAGACATAACTGCCCGACAGCCATTAAGTGGTTGAGAAAAACTCTACATGACAAGTACCATTTTTACAAACTTGATACCGATTACGGCAAGTGGACGGACTACCTTTCTAAATGTGTCATGGTATTTCAAAAGAATAGAGGTCTTAAGCAAGATAGATATGTTGGATTGATTACAACATACTATCTGCTCAAAGGATAAATACATGAGAGCTACTTTAGGGTAGCTCTTTTTTATTACAGGGAGGTGAGAAAATGGCAGAGAGCATTGAGCTTCAAATCAAGTCGGACGCGCAACAAGCGACTAGAGCCATAGGCAATTTACAAGATAAGTTGCGAGGCCTTGGAGACACTCTCAATTCCCTCAATGGTGCAAGCATAAGCAATTTTGCGAGTGGAATGTCACAACTTGCGACATCACTTAGAAGCGTGAGCAGTATTGACACTCGTACCTTTAGCAAGATTGCAACCAACATGGAGAAGCTAGGCAACCTTGATACTGCAAGGCTTGTCAGCTCGGCAAGTGCTTTAAAGAGCATGGCAACAGAATTGTCAGGCTTTGCGAATATCTCAAAGCAATCAGCAGAGATTACACAGCTAACGGCTTCAATCTCAAAGCTCGGCTCAAAATCAGCTGGGTATGCTGCGGATAATATCAGAAACCTTGGCAGTGCCCTGAAAGAGGTAATGACAACATTATCTAGCGCACCGAGAGTCAGCAACAATATTATCCAAATGACTAACGCCCTTGCTAATTTGTCACAACAAGGCTCAAAAGTCGGTTCGGCTAGTAGGTCACTTGTAACAGGCTTTTCAAACACAACTAAGTCGATTAAGAGTACAAGAAGCGGATTTAGAGGCTTGGCTTCAACTATCGGTAAGTTTTACGCAACTTATTGGATGGTTATGCGAGCCGTAGGGAAAATAGGCAGTGCAGTTGATTTAGCGAGCCAATTAACAGAGGTTCAAAACGTAGTAGATACCACGTTTGGTGACATGGCAAGCAAGGTTGATGATTTTACAAAAACATCAATTCAAGACTTCGGAATGTCAGAGCTGACAGTTAAGCAGATATCAAGCCGTTTCCAAGCATTAGGCACTTCTATAGGCATTTCGTCAGAGCAAGTGGCAAATGGTACGGCAGTGGCAAATAAAGCTCTTATGAGCCAAAATAACACGCTATACAAGACCACAGACAGTATGGCTGATATGTCGCTTAATCTTACAAGGTTAGCCGGTGATATGGCTTCATTCTACGATGTAGACCAAGCCGATGTTGCAAAGAGCTTACAATCTATTTTTTCGGGAACAATTGCACCATTAAGAAGATACGGACTCGATTTAACACAAGCCACACTTTCGGAGTGGGCTATGAAAAACGGTCTTGACGCAAATATTAAATCCATGACGCAAGCCGAAAAGGTACTCTTAAGGTACAACTATGTCATGGCTAATACGCAAGCTGCACAGGGTGATTTTGCCAAGACCGCAAATACCTGGGCTAACAGTGTAAGAGTCCTTAAGCAAGAGTTCCAAGCATGGGGAAGTATCATAGGTAGCGTAATAATCAATGCTCTAAAGCCGTTTGTTCAAGCCTTAAGTAAAGTAATGCTCAAGGTTATTAGTTTCACAAGAACTGTAGCTGACGCACTCGGAGCAATCTTCGGATGGACTATCGAGATAAGCGGTCGCGGTGCCACGGCTGACGGCATGGAGGACATAGCTGACGGAGTTGGCGATATTGGCGATAATGCTGATAGTTCTAATAAGAAAGCGCAAAAACTGAAAAAGACACTACTTAGCATAGACGAGATACACGCACTTGACGATAACAGCGATAGTGGCAGTGGTGGTGGTTCGGGCAGTGGCGGTTCCGGTGGCGGTGGAGCTGGCGGTGGTGTTGACAGTTCGCTGAAAAAGACTGATGGATTGCTCGAAAAATACAAATCATCAATCAAAGACCTTTACTCACTCGGAAAGTACATCGGTGACGCTCTTGCAAGCGCTATGGAGAGCATTGATTGGAAGAAGATATATCAGAAAGCTGACAATTTCGGAAAAGGACTTGCAGACTTCCTTAATGGCTTAATCAGCCCAAGACTCTTTTATGACCTAGGCGCAACAATAGCCGGTTCACTGAACACAGCTTTGCATTTTCTCAATTCATTCGGCACAACATTCGACTGGACTAATTTTGGCTTGTCGATTGCTAATGGCATTAATGGATTTTTTAAGAATTTTGATTTTGCGTTACTAGCAAAAACTATTAATGCATGGGTACAAGGAATATACACCATGCTAACCACGGCAATTAAAAATGTGTCGTGGAAAGACGTACTCAAAGGAATTACGGACTTTTTAAGCAATTTGGACATTAAAACTGTTGAGATAATAGTTGGCACATTGCTGATAAAAAAGATAATTTCGCTAAAATTAGGTTCAGTGGCACTCGCTTTTATTGGAAAATCATTATCAAAAGCGATAGCACAGGCAATAGCTTCAAAAATTGGATTTGAGCTTGTAGAAGGAGCCGGCATTGGAACGGCAATAATGCAAGCATTTAAAACCATTTTTGCTTCATTATCAACAAATCTTGGATTACTCATAGAGGGATTATTCAGTGGTTTAAGCTTGGGTGATGCAATAACGGCTGCATTCGGAACGGGGGCAGCAGACCTATTAGCAACAATCGGTTCTGCTTTTTCGGCAATAGCCGGAACAATTTTATCTATCGTAAATTTTGTCAAAATGCTAAAAGACGGATTTAGCTGGGTGAATGAGATTTTAATGGTGATAGGTGTTGCATTAGCTACAATCGGAGCAATATTAGCTGGTGTTGCAGCATTGCCGGCGGTAATTGTTGGAGCAATAGTGGCGGCAGTATCAACAATCGTTGTTTTAGTAAAAGATAATTGGAACACAATTTGTGAACTATTTTCAACGGTTGGCGATTGGTTCAATGAAAATGTCATTGAGCCTGTAGTTTCGTTTTTTAAAGATATGTGGAAAACCATAAGTGGCTTTTTCGGCTCTCTATGGAAAGACATAGTAACTGTGTGGCAAGGAGCTTCGAAATGGTTTAGTTCCACAGTAATTGAGCCGATAGTTGGCTTTTTTAAAGGCTTTGCTACACGAGCACAACAGATTTTTCAAGGTGTTTGGATAATAATTCAAGCAATTTGGATAGTAGCTTCAAGCTGGTTTAATAATAATGTGATTACTCCAATTTCAAATCTGTTTAACTTTTTAAAAACGCTTATACAGACAACGATACAGACAGCAAAAGATTTTGTCTTTTCAACATGGCAAGGGGTAGCAAGTTGGTTTAATGGCAATGTTATTTCGCCTGTTGTAAACTGCTTTAATATTATGAAAAATGGAATTACAAACGCGTTTAATTATGTGTGGAGTTCAATAAGAGGCGGTGTCACAGGGGCTATGAACTACGTTATTTCAAAAATAGAGAATGGGGTTAATTTTGTTGTCAGTGGAATTAACTCTTTATTAAGAGGATTTAACAAAGTTGTTTCTATGGCCGCTAAGGTGGCCGGTGCAAATTGGAACGGAGTATCGTTAGTTCCGAAAGTGCACATTCCAAGGCTCGCTAGTGGTGGAATTTTCCCAAGGGGAGAGGACGGCATGGCTTTTATTAATCACAATGAGTTAGTCGGTAAATTCTCAAATGGTAGAAATGTAGTTGCAAACAATCAACAGATTACAGAGGGAATTAAACAGGCTGTCATGGAGGGCATGGCACAAGTAATGATGAACTATAATGCCGGTGGAAACTCTGCACCTATCATTGAAAACGTGTTTAAGTGCGACAGTGAAACACTCTATCGCATGACACAGGTAGGCAAAGCAAAGCACGGACAACGATATATTGTGGCAAATGAATTTGGCTAAGACACTCACCATTGCGTGGGTGTCTTTTTACGAGGTAACAATATGGCAATGATGTTAGTGGACGGAGTAGAATTACCTACTCCGTCAACTTTTGAATGGGGCATGATTGATGTGTCTGCAAGCGACAGTGGACGTACACAGGACGCTCAAATGCATAAAAATAGAATAGCACAGAAACGACAGCTTAAATTGTCATGGAGTGGTACAGACACGGCTAGGACAGCAAAGATACTTCAAATGGTGAACCCCGAATATATCAGAGTGACATATCCTGATGCTATGAGTGGTACTGACGAAACACGCACATTCTATGTAGGCGACAGGAGCGCACCTATCAAGATATGGACTATCAACAATAAGAGGTATGAAACATTGAGTTTCGACCTCATAGAAGTATAAGGCGGTGATTTAATGCTTAACGTATCGGCTAAATGGCAAAGGGCAGTAATGCTCGACAATGACATAAACGTAAATTGTTTTGCTGACATAGTTACGGCAAGCGGTGAAAAAATTCCTATTAGTGATAGTGAGCTGTGGGCGAACGGCTTCGAGGTCAATGACTCAACATCAAGCAATGGCACTTTCACAATCGGGGCTTTGATTGCTGGAAAACTGAAAATTAAGCTGAATAACATTTACGAGGATTACAGCAAGTATGATTTTGATAAGGCAAGCGTAACAGCATATGTTTCAAAAAGCTTTTCTGATGGCACAAGTGAAAAACTAAAAATTGGTGAGTATAGAGTCAGCGAGACAAGCTATGACGGCTCACTCATAACGCTTACTTGCCTTGACAATATTAATAATTTCAATCGTGAGTATGACAGCAATTTAAGCTACCCTACGACAGCGTATGAGGTAGTCAGAGACGCTTGTATTAAGTGTGATGTACCTTTTACTATGGCGAAATTTGATAACTCTGATTACGTGATTAACGAGATGCCAAGTGATAATCAAAAGCTCACATACGGACAGGTAATAGCTTATATCTTACAGTTGAGCGGATTATGGGGCAAGTGCGGTCACGATGGCGAATTGCTTATCGGTTGGTATGATATGAGCCAGTTTGGGAGCCAAAATTACAATGGTGGAACTTTTAGCACAAAAACTACACCATACTCTGACGGAGATAGTGTTGATGGTGGAAATTTTACCGACTATTCAAGTGGAGATATTGCTGATGGTGGAACATTCACGGAGGCGAGAAATTACCACAATATTTACACGCAAAAAGACTTGAACGTTGCGACTGATGATGTTGTTATCACTGGGGTAAAAGTAACTGTAACTTCAAAAGAGGACAAGACAAAAGATGTTAATACACTTGCCGGAAAAGAGGGATATGTAGCCTCAATCTCTGATAATCCGTTTATTTCGGCAGACAGAGCACAGACAGTTGCAAATTATATCTTCAAGAAAATCGGTGGCATGAGGTTCAGACCGCTTGATGCTACACTCTTGTCAAACCCACTGATTGAGAGCGGAGATGTGGCGCTTGTGACAGACCGCAAGCAGAATACCTATAGCTGTTTTATTTCTAACCGAACATTTACAGTTGGAAGTGGTACAAAAATTTCATGTGACGCTGAAAATGCTTCAAGGAATAGCGCTGATAAATTCAGTAATGAGACAAAGGCTGTCGTACAAGCTAGGAAAGTTGCGCAGGCACAACTAAGTGTATATGATAAGCAAATGCAATTGCTGACACAGCTAATGTCTCAATCGCTCGGACTTTTTAAGACCGAACAAGTGCAAGAGGATGGCTCGATTATTTATATTATGCACAACAAATCAGACTTGAAATCGAGTAATATACAGTGGAAAATGACAGCTAATGGAATGGCGGTATCAAGTGACTATGGTAAAACATGGAATGCCGGAATTGATAAAGACGGAAACGCTATTTTCAATATTATGTCGGCTATCGGCATTAATTTTGACTGGGCGCATGGCGGTACACTCACTTTAGGCGGAGAGAATAACGTAAACGGCAAGCAGTATGTCAAAGACGCAAACGGAAAGACACTTGTAACGCTGGATAATAAAGGCATTGCACTTGATAGCAGTGTGAAAATTGCTTGGGATAATGTGGCTGACACTACTGCTAAAGTCACTCAAATTACGAAAGATACTGTTACAAGTAAATATGTGAGCGCACTAGAAATAAGTGCAAATGCTATAAAAACAGGAACATTAACAGGCGTTAAGATACAGTTGCAATCAGCGAACGATACAGGCACATTGAAGATAAGTGTTCCAAAATCAGAACAACTTTTTTCCATAACCGGGTGCAATATATATGGCTATCATCCGAACGGAAAAACAACATTTTTTGCCGGAAATCAAGACGAGGGATTTATAGACTTATATGACTCGGGCGGCGACACAAACTATAAGAAAATGGTAATGCTCAACCCAGGAATGTTTTTTTGCTCAGGCACCAAGAGCAGATTGACAGATACGGAAGATTATGATAAGCGCCTACTATATTGTTATGAAATGCCATCACCAATGTTTGGAGATATTGGAGAAGCAACTTTGGACGAAACAGGCAAGTGCCTAATTTATTTAGATGATATTTTTGCAGAAACAATAGACACCGAGTGCAAGTATCAAGTGTTTTTGCAAAAGTATGGTAAAGGAGATTGCTATATTTTAAATAGAAATTCAGCCTATTTTGAGGTTGAAGGAACTCCTAACTTAAAATTCGGATGGGAAGTTAAAGCAATTCAAAAAGAATATGACACACTAAGGTTTGAACGTTTTAACGTAGAGGAGTACAAAGAAAAGCGAGATAACACGGTAAACAATATTATATCGGAAACAACAGAATACATGGACAATTTGCTATATTCAGCAGAAAGCGAGGTAATTGATTATGATTAATATTAAAGGTTATGCAATAGCACAGGATGGAGCCGTAAAGAGAATGGCAATAACTTATGACGAAATTAACAGTGAGGGCAAAGTTATTAATCCAAATGCGAGGGTAAATCGTGTGGTTGTAGATGATAATGCATTATCAGCGATATTAACGCTTGACGCATATGCAAAAAGTGTAATCGAGAATGAGGTGTAGCTTATGGCAATTCAAATGAGGCGAGGGGCATACTCGGAGTTTGACCCCTTAAAAATGAAAGCCGGAGAATGGGCAGTATCGACCGACTCCGATACGAAAAAACAGCAGATATGGATGTGTTTCGCGCCGGGAATAGTTAAGCGGATGGGAACTGTTGAGGATTTTGACACTGAAATTCAAAGACTTATTCAGAACTATCTTGACGGCATGGCCCAATCGGTAGAAAAGGCTCAAGAATCAGCAGAACTCGCCGCAAGCAAAGCTCAAGAATCAGCTAATTCTGCAAGCAATGCTAAAGAAAGCGAAATAAAAGCCAAGGCTTCTGAAACTAATGCTAAGACAAGCGAGACTAACTCTGCAAAGAACAAGTCGGAAGCACAAAAATATGCAGAGCAAGCCAAAGAAATATCTGAGAGCTTAAGTGGAGCATTAAGACCTCTTGGAACAATTAACTTTGCCGACTTACCGAGCACAGCGAATGCCACTTCCGGTGATATGTACAACATAGCCGACCAATTTACTACGACCACAAATTTTAAAGAGGGGGCCGGTAATATAATCCCCGCCGGCAGTAATGTATATCTGACAATCGACAGATATTGGGATGTGTTAGCTGGTACACCGGTTACAGGAGTAAAAGGTGCAAAAGAAGTATATTATCGCAGAGGAAATGTAAGCATAACCCCTACCAATATCGGAGCGGTTGCAGAAGATGGAAATATAAGCGATACAACAGTTACTTTTGCCGATGCAACAACTAGAGCAAATCTTGTTTCTGGCGAAAAAGTGTCGACCGGCTTCAGGAAAATTAAGAAGTGGTTCGCTGATTTGAAAAGCTTTGCTTTTAAAGATTTAGCGAACAATCTCACGACTACTACCACTGGCAGTGCATTAGATGCGAGCCAAGGTAAGATTTTGAATGACAAATATGGTGAATTAAACCAGAGTTTAGGCAATTTAAAGACGGATTTTAAAATTAATTTAGATGGTATAAAAATTAAAGCTGGCACTATAGTAAAAGAAGTGAAATCGGGTAATAATTCATTTGTGTTATTTACCTTAGAACAAGTCAAAAACATGTTTGGGTTAGAAAGTTTCTCTGTTAATGATATTGCTATATTAATAAATAATGGTGACGGAAAGGCTTTTCCTTCTCACTTAGAAGGTGTAAGTATATTAAATAATAATTGGTATGTAGTTTTTAAAGATATAGTACAAGGGAATATGAGTTGTAGAGTTCAATATGTAATATTTTATTGGGGGAATTAATTATGTAGTAATATATCTATTCTTTACAGTCCATGTTGTCAATATTCGACAAAATAAAACACTTTAAAGTGCTACAGTGATGATGTTCTCAATAAGAGAACTCTTCAAGTTTCGGTAGGGCGGTGGATTTTTCTGCCGCCCTAATATTGACGTTTAAGAACAAATGTTCTATAATTGATGTATCGGAGGTGGTATTGTATGGAATATAAGGAAGAAATAATTAAAATGATTGAGGGCTTGGAAGATAAAGACCTGTTATTGTACTTGTACATATTTATTAAAGGGAAAATAGAGGCAGAGTAAAAACTCTGCCTTGTGGTTATATTTTCTTTTCCCAAACGTTACCGCACTTTGAACACACAAACTTTGTTTTGCCGTTCTTGCCTTTAATTCCGGTAGCAGTACCGACAACGGCACCGACAGGTCCGAAGAGACCACCTACTGTGTTGCCAACAAGTGCTTTACCGAATGAGAATTTTTTCTTGGTATCAACAGGTATGCCAACACCATCACAACCCCATTTAGGACATTTAACAGTTTTACTCATAATAAAATACCACCTTTCTTATTAATTTAATTTATTTTGAGTATTTTCATACATCATATCTATTAAATTCATAATATTTTCTTGCTCTTTATCCGACAATTTAGATAATTTCAATGCATAGTCCTTGATTCTACTATCCATTTTCGACAGAGCCAAGTCTTTTGTTGCCTCTTCGACAACTGAATGGTGCTCTTTTCCGGTAACTAAATAATCAAGTGAGCAATCAAGACATTCTGCAATTTTTACCAATTTAAACAATTTTGGACAGCTTTTTCCTTTTTTCCAATCTGAAAAAGTACTTTTAGGGAAACCACCATATTTAGCCACTTCTGAATCATTTAACCCTTTTGAGTCTCTTAATTTACAATATCTTTCGTACATAGAAAATCTCCTTTAAAAAAAGTTGTGATTTCTCAACATTTGGGGTTGACAAATAAGACTTCCTAATGTAGAATGAAAAAAGAAGTTAGGAAATCTCAACTCAATAAAAAATAAAATTGAGAAAATAATATTATGTTTTTGGACAATTCATAGTATACACGATTTTCTAATTTTTATCAAGACATAGTTAGGATTTTTGAACTAAAAAACAAAAGCTGTTAGTGTACTACCACCAACAGCCGTTGCCTTATTTTTTACACCACATACATTTTGCAGTCTTTCGACGCACTGTGTAGTACCAATGCTTCTTTAAATGTTCCGTCACTTATGCAGTTTAAGTTCAGCATTTTAGTTGCCATTAGCTGACGGATTGAGAGGAGTATCTAGCGTAGCACGGCATATTACCGACATGCCAGCCATGATTTTTTATCGAGCTTTACTGCCCAAAATGCGCTACACCGATTGCTACATTTTAAATGCGACCTCGCAAATATGGAACAGGCAAAATCAAAATTGCTTTCAAGGCTTTTACCTCCTAGCGTATTTTGCCTAATATGGCGCTTTTATTGTAACGGATTTCCTAACTATTGTCAAGAAAGGAGATGGGAAATTGAATAAGAAAAAACGACAGGCAAGTTTTAAAAAACTTGACACGCTCATAAAAGCTAGAAACGTTTCGTTTTACAAACTGTCAGAAGAACTTGGAATGGCGCGAAGTACTTTTTCAGATTGGAAGTCGGGAAAATCAATGCCAAAAACAGACAAGCTAATTAAGATTGCTAATTATTTTGGCGTAGAAGTTTCTTATTTTATCGAGTAGAAAGGAGAAAACATGAACGATTTACAAATTTTCAACAATGAAGAGTTCGGAGAAGTCCGAATGACAGAAATTGACGGAAAGCCATATTTCGTAGCAACAGATGTGGCAACCGCACTTGGGTATGCGACACCGAGGGATGCAGTTTCTAGGCATTGCAAGGGAGTCGTGAAACGCGACACCCCTACATCTAGTGGAGTACAGTCTATGTCATACATAAATGAGGGAGATTTATACCGACTCATTATGAAATCAAAATTGCCTAGCGCAGAGAAATTTGAGCGGTGGGTAATGGATGAGGTACTTCCGTCAATCAGAAAAACAGGCAGTTATGGTATGCCAAAGACAACAGGCGGTCAGATACAGCTTTTGGCACAGGGCTATACAGAATTAGAGCAGAAAGTAAACGACATTAAAGATGATGTGAGCGAACTTAAGGAAAATGTACCGCTTTACAGTTGCGATATTGATGAGATACAACAGCACGTTAAGCGCAGAGTTGTAAATATTCTTGGTGGCAAGCAGAGCGAAGCATACAGAGATAACAGTATCAGGCATAAGACATTTTCTGATATATGGACACAGTTAAAGCGTGAGTATGGTTGCGTATCTACCTATAAGAGCATCAAGAGAAAGTATATAGACGATGTGCATGAGTTTATTGATTGCTATGTCGTACCCAAGTATCTTGATGAGCTTATTCATGACGCAAACGCTCAACAGAGTTTTGCATAGTGAGGTGATTGTATGAGAAAAAGAACTTTAAAAGAGAAATTTTACACCGGCTGTGGCTACTCGATTTTCGGGGTGTTGGCGTTCACTTTTTTTCTTGGATTATCGGTGGCATATGGAATTAAGACAGCGAGTATTATCGTTGGAGCAATCGTAACAGTATTTTGGCTGATACTGATTGCAATATGTCTCATAGAGGAGGGCGAACCGCATGAGAAAAAGAGAACTGATATTGATGTTATCGACTTTAATAATTGGAACTATGACCTTAAAGCCAATAGTAACGAAAGCAGATAGCCAAGTTGAGCTGACAGCCGGTGTTACTTCCTATTTAAATAGCGTAATGCTTGGAAAAATTGAGCCAACAGTAGTTCAGAATGAGCCGGTTGTGGTTGAGCAGACCTATGTAGAGCCAACAGTTCCGACTTGCCGTAAGAAATACAGTTGTAGCCGGTTTAGAAAGCTAGGGCGAGTCAGATATGGCGATTACACTTATACGTGGTACTCGCAGAGAGTGTTACCGGGAGGTGGTTTGAACATTCCGGGTAGACATTTAAATGAGCATGGGCTTGTAGTTGATGAAAACGAGTATGTAGTAATTGCAAGTGACGATTTACCACACGGAGTTGTGGTTGATACTCCTGTTGGCATACAAGGAATTGTATATGACGAAGGGAGCGGAAATGGAAACCTTGACATCTACTGCGATTGGTAGCCAATTGAAACGTCAGAGTGCTAACGATTACCTACAAGAACTATATCGAGCTAAACGGCATGAGGACAAATCATTTGACTTTCAAGCGTTACTAGATAAAGAAATGGAGAAGCTAAATGAGCAACAATGTAAGACGAATTAGGCTAGGCGATACGAGATACCGATTGAAGCCATTAACAAGAGAGCAGAAGCTATTGCTCAATAAAGCTCATTACGTGGCGAGCGAGTGGCTTTTTGTATCGGAGTCGGATTCATACTTAAGAGTAGTTAAAAAATCAAGCCTGCATGGAAATTTGATTTTAAAAACCATAAACAAATAGAAAGAGAGGAAACGCAATGAAGATTACACACATTTTTGCACAGAATTTTTGTAAATTCTATGGCAAAAACACATTAGACACAGATTTTTCAACGAAAACTGTGTTGTCCGGTCAGAATGAAGTCGGCAAATCAACAGTTAAGAGAATTATTCTTGATGTGCTGAATTGTCACGATGAGAACGACAGAGAGATTACAGGCATAAGACCGCATGATGAAAACGGAGTCGAGATTGACGATGTTGACATTGTAAGGGCTGTTACCTTTGAGATTGACGGAAAAGCAAAGACTCTGAAAAAGGTTACAAGGCAGAAATGCAACAAAAAAGGTGAGATTACAGGCAGTGTTACTGATTACTCAATCAATGATGTACCTTACAAAATGGCTGACTACAATCAGTACATCAATGACAACATGGCAGAGCTTGGAGTATTACCATTTTGCTTAAATGCCATGACTTTGCTTAACAAGTCACAGGCAGAACAGAGATTAGCACTTGCAAGCTATTTTGGCACACGTACTGATGAAGAAATCTGCGATATGTTTCCACAGTTTGCTGAACTTAAACCGATGTTTGACGATGGGGACGTAGACCAACTCAAGAAAGTATGTCGTGGCAAGCTAAACGGTACAGGCGGTAGGAATGGCTCAAAAGGACTTGTCAAGGAAAGAGACGAAATCTCAACAAGGATTGATACAATTCATTCTACCAATGAGTATACAGACCTTGCAGAGCTTGAACTGCAAAAGAAAACATACGAGCCACAGCTTAAGGAAATTGAAGATAAGCTGTCCGACTACAACAAGATTTTAGAGGACAAGCAGAAAGCCGCAGAGGACATTATGAACCTTAAATTTGAGCTTTCAGATATGGAGAGAAAAGCTAATGCTGACAACCAGAAAAAGCGCATGGAGCTACAGTTACAGCTTGATGACTTCAATGCTTCAATTCACAAAGGAGAGTCAATGATAAGAGCTAAAAAGGCTAACATTGAAAACTTTGAAGGTTCGGTTAGATTTTGCACAGAGAGCTTAGCAAAGGTACGTGCTGACTGGAAAAAAGCAAAGGCACTTTCCTTTGATGAAAGCAGTGTTAATTGCCCGATGTGCGGTCAGAAGTTGCCGGAAGATAAGATAGAGAGCATGAGAGCTGACTTTGACGAGCGAAAAGCAAAGAACCTTAAAGAGCTTGAAGATAAGGGAAATGCGTTGTCAAGTACTAGCAAGGAACTTAAACAGGCTATTGAGGATAAGAAGAAAGAGATAGTTGACCTTGAAGTAGAACTTACAGAGCTAACAATAAGACATGATGCTGTCGTTAAAGAGCTTGGAGACTTACCTACTGATATTGATATGACAGGCAACAGTGAGTATCGGGCACTTAAAGCTAAAATCGAGGAAAAAGAGAAAGCTCTTGCCGATGAAAACGATACATCAGAGCTTATCAGAAAGCTCAAAAACGAGCGAAACGAACTGTTAAGACAAGTTTTATCGGTTGACACAAAGATTGAACTTGGTGTGGCGAATAACAAGCGTATAGATGATAGCATAGCTGACCTTGAAGATAAGAGAAAAGACCTCAATCAAGAGATAGCCGATTGGGAGAGAAAACTTGACTTGCTGAAAGAGTTTACTCGCAAGAAGAATGAACTCTTACAGGCTGATGTAAATAAGTATCTGGATTTTGCCACAGCAAAGCTGTTTAGACCGCTTTTAAATGGTGATACCGAGGAGTGCTGCGACTTTGTTTACAATGGTGAAGCGTACGCGAGAAATCTCAATCATGGCGCAAGGATGTTAGTTGAGGTTGACGTGTGCCGAGCTTTTCAGAAAGTGGTAGGTGTTAATTTCCCAATTATCATTGATGATACAGAGAGCGTTGACGATTGGAGAATACCACAGATTGACAACCAGCTAATCTTGTTAAAGCATACACAGGACAAAGAGCTTGTGATTGAGGCGGTGTGATATGAAATTATACTTTTACAATTTAGATACTTATGGTAGCAATCCTAAAGGCTTATACGTTGAGGAATGCGAAGCGGAAGAGAGACCAAAGACATACGCGGCAGTTGATAGAGTTTTTCCAAACTACCTTAGTGTGGTGAGGAAAGATGATGCCGGGCGAATAACTGATTTTGGTCGCATGTTTCTTACAGAACCTAACTTTGAGTATGCAAAAAAGGCGTTCCGAAACAGGGCGGAAAGAAGAATTGCAGACAAGCTGGAAGAAATTGAAAAACTCAAAGCTGAATTAAAAATAATAAATGAAAGCGAGGAATAGGAATGATTAAAGCAGAAGACGGAGAAGTTACATTTAGAGGCATAAAAAGCCATGTTATGGCAGAGGCGGTTACTGTTTTACGTGCGCTTAAAGAGGCAGTTTCAGAGGAAGAGTACAAAATAGTGATTAGACTTGCTGATAAAAGCGAGAAGCAGTTGAGTGGCGAAACCGAGAGAATGAGAGAAGTGATTAAAAAGTTACTTGGATTATAGGAGGTATAGGCATGAGCATCAAAAAGAGAAATTATTATATGGGTGGCAAGAAACATACTGTAGAGCTTAAGTATGACGGATATATGTATACAGTTATATCTGACGGAGTTTTATTCAAGCAGACAGCTAATGAGCTGTTTGCGGTTCAAGCATTTAATGAGATTTAGGAGGATTAATTATGGCAGAGAATACACAGATAGTTGAGTATGAATCAAATGGGGAAATGGTAAAAATTTCCCCAACAATGATAAAAAGATACCTTGTAAGTGGCGGTGGCAATGTATCTGACGGAGAAGTAATGATGTTTATGTCATTATGCAGATACCAGCACTTAAATCCGTTTTTGAGAGAAGCATACCTTATTAAGTATGGAAGCAACGACCCAGCCACAATAGTTACTGGAAAAGACGTTTTTACAAAGAGAGCCAATGCGGACCCACGATATAAGGGAAAGAAAGCAGGAATTATTGTAATTAAAAAGGACGGAGCTGTTGAAGAGCGAGAGGGAACAATGGTTTTACCTAACGAAACTATCGTAGGTGGCTGGGCGAAAATCTTTATTGACGGAAAAGAGGACGAGTATCAGTCGGTAGGTTTTGATGAGTATGCAGGAAGAAAAAAAGATGGTTCGCTTAATAGCCAATGGGCGAAAAAGCCAGCCACAATGATTAGAAAAGTAGCTGTTGTACAGGCTTTAAGAGAAGCGTTTCCAGATAGATTTCAAGGTTTATATGCACAAGAGGAATTTCAAAATGTATCAGATGTAAAACTTGATGCAGAAAAGGTTGTTGCTGATGAAATCAAAGAAAACGCAAACACAGTAGATTTTGACGAGGACAACATAATTGATGTGGAGCCGACCGACACAGCCGACAAGCAGTCAGAGGAACTACCGCCGTTCATGCAGAGCGAGGAGGACTGATATGAGAGTAATTTCACAGGATGGAACATTTGATATGCCATATGAAGAGGTGATTATTCAGAGATTCAAGTCAAGAATTTATTTTCTGAATAAAAACTTAACAGGCGTTGAGTCACTTAGTTATGACATGCAAATTGCTGAATATTCCACCGAAGCAAAGGCAATTAAGGCTATGGAAATGCTTAGAGAAGCATGGATAAATGAAGCCATAGAATTTACGCATGGAATTTACCATAGAAATATTATTTTTCAGTTCCCACAGGATGACGAAATCGAGGTGTGAGTATGAGTATGTATAAAGATATGACCTCGATACTGAAAGATGGGCAGGTCGGAGACTTTAAGCTTCAACATTACGAAATTTCAGATAATAACTTTTATGCGATTGTTCGTTGTGGGATATCACCCGGAAAATATATAAGGCTTATTAACAGATGCGACTGCGTAATGTCTGATACTCCTATGGAAAAGAAAACAAATAGAGATTTTGTTTGCAATGCACACGGAAATGTCCTTATTGGTGGGCTTGGAATAGGTCTTATCATTTTGGCGATACAGGATAAAGAGGATGTTTACAACAAACAGATGAAGCCTTTAATTAATCGCTACAGGAAATATTTAGTTCCTAAAGCCGAAGATGAAAACAGGTATATTGATTGTTGGTGTAAAAGACAGGCAAAGAATGGAGAACGGATATGAAGCTTAAATGTATCGCCACAGGAAGTACAGGAAATTGCTACACCCTAACTTCCAACAGTGGAGAAACACTTATCCTTGATTGCGGAATACCGATTAAGGAGATTAAAAAAGGCTTAGATTGGCACATAAGGGGGATAAGGGGCATGATAATAAGTCATGCCCACCTCTAGACCATAGCAAGTCATTAAACGATTTTAAGCCAATGGGAATACCGATACTTGCCCCATATTTAGGCGATAGCTGTAAATCAGTGAATATGGGCGAATTTACAGTAAAGCCTTTTGATTTAACGACAATAGACGGAAATTGGACACATACAGACGCAAATGGCGAACCTTGCCCGATATACGGCTTTCTGATTACTCATCCGGAAATGGGAAGAATGCTTTATATAACCGATTGTGAGGTTGTCAAATGGAAGTTTAGAGACATAAACCACATTCTCTTAGGTGTGAATTATGACAAGGATTTGGTTGATAAGGATAACGACCCAAAGACAAGACACGTTTTCAGAGGTCACTTATCCATTGACACAGCTTGTGATTTTGTTAAGGCAAATTATTCAGATAGCTTGCAAAACGTCATAATGTGCCATTTATCAAGTGAAAATGCGGATAGCGATAGTTTTATCGAGAAGATGAAAAAAGTCGCTTGCGGGGCAAATGTAGATGTTGCGGCAGCAGGGAAAATTTGGGATTTGAAAAATCCTAGTGAGTGTCCGTTTTAGGAGGTAAAAAGTGAAATTATTCAAAGTGCATAAAGACATTGAAATAGACAAGCGATTTGGAAATGTGAGGATTTCAACATTCAAATATTCAAAGCCTATCGAAAATTCTGATAAGTGGGAACACTACACAGAAGTTAGCTGTTGGTATGACAGAGATTGCGAGAATTGCCCTTGTGGTTGGGAAAGCAGAAGCTATGAGGGAGAATGTGATGATTGCGGGTGCATGTTCGACAGAAAAGGCGGCTTTGATGTTCCAACATGGAAGTGTATGTTACCAAAGTGGATAAAGAGATTATTTGCTAAACAAAAAGAAAAAGAATGCCCGTTTTAGAAAGGAGAAAGATGTGAATAAAATTATAATTTGTAAGCATTGCGGAAAGCCAGAGTATTACGGAGAAATGCGCTGGCTAAACGGAAGATGTAGTTGCAGAAATTGTTACAAGAGTCAATGGCAAGGCGAAAATCACAAGCTCTACAGTTGGAATGATTTAGATGGAAAAAGACCAACTATGGAAGAATATGAAAAGCAAGAGAGATGATTAAAGGCGGAAAGGAGATTATATGGCTAAAAAGAAAGGAACAGGAGTAAGCCCTCTCACTAACAGGATATATTATGGAACGCAAGACACAGAAAAGCATATGTGGATAGGGCAGAAAACGGATATAACAGACAGTGCAATAGTTTCTGTATTTGAGTGGTTTATGACTAATATGGAGGACAAAGAAGAATATTCTATTACATATCCAGGGACAGATTTTGAGTTAGTTATGAGAAGAAAGGCTAAGAATGATTAAAGGCAGAAAAGTCTACGACCCATTAACTGATACTTGGAGCACAGGTTATTGGGTTGCGGATGATAAAGGGAATTATTACCCAGTGCGGTAGAAAGGAAAATATATGAACATTGTAACATTAATTGGCAGATTGACTAGAGACCCTGATATTAGATACACACAGGGTGAAAATGCAATGGCAATAGCAAGATTTACACTTGCCGTTGACAAGAATTTTAAGAAGAAAGACGATAAGGCAAATTTCATTAACTGCGTGGCTTTTGGCAAGATTGCTGAAACAGTAGAGAAGCACGTATTTAAAGGCTCAAAGATAGCAGTTATCGGTGAGTGGACAACAGGCAGTTACAAGAATAAAGACGGAAACACAGTCTACACTAACGATTGCAACATATCCAAGTTAGAATTTTGCGACAGCAAAAATTCAAGTGGCAGCAGTGCAGAACCACAGCCAAAACCCTATGATGGCTTTGTGTCAATTCCTAATGGTATTGACGAGGAATTACCATTTAACTAAGAGTTGGTTAATTACAGGGCAGTCAGATAACGGCTGTCCTAGAAAGGAAAGACAATGGATTATACAAATAAAATATTTGCAAATATTGCAAAGGATATGTCGGAGCAAAAAGATATTGCAGTTGTAAGAGCGTTTGTATTTCAGATTACAGAACTGCTACAGAAAAATGGCATTATGCCAATATGCACTGAAAGATACATGAAAATCAATTCTGATAAATCAAGTTACAGTATTATCAGAAAAATCAATATCTCATTCGATGAGCTTGATTGTACCAAGCATGACCGAGAAGTTAGAAAACAGGCATACAGAGATTTTATCAAGGAATTTGAGAGCAGAGTTATTTCAAAAGATATATCTGAAAAACTCTTTGAAACTGAATGCATATTATTGGAGCGTGATAAGAATGAGATTAATTGACGCTGACACACTAAAGAAAGATTTAGAATCGGTTACTTTAAGTAATGGAACTTTGCTCAATACAAATACAGTATTGCTATTACTGGATAAATATCCGACAGCTTTTGATGTGGATAAGGTTGTAGAACAGTTGAACGAAAAAGCCACACTGTCAAGGCCTATAGGACGGCCAAGATATATAGGAACGGTACCATTGAAAGAAGCCGTTGAGATTGTGAAGCGAGGTGCAAAGGAACAAGAATGAGATTAATTAACGCAGACAAACTAAAGGAGGATAAAACAATGTGTAGAAAAATAATGATAGTTATGACTTGTGTGATTGCAATGGCGGGTTTTAATGCTGTACCAGTATCAGCTTGTACACCACCACTTAATCCGCCATCTGTGAAGATTCCAGATATCAATTTCGAACCTGATGGTGCTTTAGAAGATGCTATTAACAATGCTGTAAAAAATTGGCTCGAGAAATGCGTCCTCGCTACTCCGGTGGTGAAATATGCGTCTTATTTCAAGAGTACATCAAGATATTTTAATTATAGTCATGTAGCGGTAAAGTGGTCAGAAGTCGAAAATGCAACATCTTATAAGGTAAGAATCACAAAGACTGACGGAACGTGGAAAGAATACGATACGACCTATACAGCATTTTACAGCACTAATTACACTGATGATTTCATCACAGATGGTATGAACGGAGCCACAGTAAGCGTCAAAGCTTATGGCGATAATGATACATTCGGCTGTTGGTCAGACGATACTAATATTACGCGATTTAGATATTAGGAGGTAAGAGAAATGCCAAGTGTAAATTATAAACAATTATATGCCATAAAAAGTAAGAACAGAGAACGCATATTAAACGCTTGCCCCGATATGAAGAATCAAAGTGGTATTTACTTCTACACTAGAACCGATGAAAACGAAATATCGTACTTTTATATCGGTCAAAGCGTAGATTGCTTAGAGCGTAGTATATCACACTTGACAGGCTATCAGCACATAGATTTATCAATCAAGAAAAGAGGATTTTATAGTGAAAGCAATCCTTATGGTTGGAAATTGAATGTTATGTACTATCCGAAAGACAAGCTTGACGAAATGGAGCAATATTGGATTTTGGAATACACAAAAAGAGGTTATCAGTGCAGATATAACAAGACGGCTGGCGGTCAAGGAGAGGGCAAGGAAAAGATAAATGAATTTAAGCCCTCTAAAGGCTACAGAGACGGTATACAGCAAGGCAAAAAGGTGTTAGCGAGGGAATTATCTTCTATTGCTGAAAAGCACCTTATAATCCGCTTAAAGCCCGAAAAAGAGTACAACAAGGTATCACAGAAGCAGTATGAGAAGTTTATGGATTTATTGAAAGCGGGTGAGAACAATGAGCAGTAAGTTACACAAAATTCCGCATTTTAACACTTATGATGATATAAGAGCTGAAATGCAAAACGATTTACAGTACAGACTTGCGAATAGAACGGATGAAACATCTCTTGGTAGACCTTTATATTATCGAATAAATGTACAGTTGATATTAACACAGGAATGCCCCTATAACTGTCCGTTCTGCTTAGAGAGGAAGAACCCTATGCAAGGCGATAATAATTTTAAGGCGCAGATTGAGTCGTTAAAAAACATATTGTCGGAGCATCCCAACGCAAGGCTTACAATTACAGGCGGAGAGCCGGGGTTATATCCTAACCATGTTTCAGAAATCGTTGATACATACAGACAGCATAGTAATAATGTGTTTTGTTCAATCAATACTACTGGATATTCAAAGGAACTTAACGGATTAGCGCATATCAACTTATCATATAACGATTATGTGCATAAAAGCCCCAGTAATTTCCCTAATTGCACAGTCCAAACAGTAGTTGAAAATCCAACGATTGAGTATATTAAAGATTTCATGCAGATGGAGGCCAATAATTTTTCGTTCAGATTTTTAAGTGGGCTTGAAAAGAAAGATTATCCTGTAAAAATATGGAATGATTTACAGAATGATGATGATATTGATATTCATACCTTTAGGATTGGTGATTTCTTTGTATATGCAACATTTGACTATATGGGAAAACATGCAAGATTGACATTAGGAGATATGTGTCAGCAGAGAAACAATGATTATAAAGATGGATACTCAAATATTATTATCCATCCCGATGGAACTATCGGAACTAATTGGAGATAAGAAAGTGGGCGATTCAGAATGAAGATTTTAAGCAAAAAGAAATGTGAAGAAATTCTGAAAAGAATTACTGCAAATGAAATTATTCAGGTAGAGTACGGACTGCACGATATGGAAGCGGAAACAAAGGCAACAGAAAATAGAGCAGAAATAGCTTTTATTGTCGGTGGTTTCAAGGGTATGAATAAGGGGCAGAACACGTTGAGAAAAAGGTATAACAATATAAACCACGAGGGAAAAGATTAAAATACATCAACCGAAACTTGAAGAAAATAGGAGATTAATTAAATGGCAGAACGTAGAATGTTTGCTAAGAAAATAACTGAAAGTGACGCTTTTCTCGATATGCCGAGCAGTACTCAAATGCTTTACTTTCACCTATCTATGAATGCTGACGATGATGGATTTGTTAATAATCCTAAGAAAATACAGCGAATGTGTGGTGCTTCCGATGATGATTTTAAACTATTGCTTGCAAAATCGTTTGTACTCTTATTTGAAAGCGGTGTAATTGTGATTAAGCATTGGAAAATGCACAATTACATACAGGCAGACAGATACAGACCTACTGATTATGTTGAAGAAAAATCAATGTTGGGATTAAAGAAAAATAAGGCATATACGCTCGATGTAAACAAAATGGATACAAAATGTATACAAGATGTATCCGTAGGTAAGGATAGTATAGGTAAGGTAAGTATAGATAAGAATAGTGTAGTTAAGGATAGTAAAGATAAGGATATAAAAGAAAAAGATATTGATAAATCAATATCTAAAAAGAAAACTGTCTACTACCCTGATGATGCAATGCTAGAGAGTGCTTTTCAGGAATATCTGACAATGCGGAAAAAAATCAAAAAGCCAATATGCACTGAAATGGCATTACACCGAGCTATGAACACTATCGAGAGACTTTCAAAGGGCGATAACGATTTGGCTGTTAAAATTCTTAATCAGTCAGTAGACCATTGCTGGCAAGGGCTGTTTGCACTAAAGGATAACGAGCCACATTCAGTTAGCAAAGGCACCATTGATTGGGACAACGTATGAGGTAGAGAAATGACAAGAGACGAGACAGTTAAAATCATTCGCATAATGTGTGATTGCTACCCCAATTACAAGCCGAGCAATTTATCAGAGACAGTAGATGTGTGGAATATGATGTTGGAAGAATACAGCTACAGTCAAATATCTATGGCATTGAAAACTTACGTGCATTCTGATACAAGCGGATTCGCACCGAGCATCGGACAGTTAATTAACAAACTGCATGAGGTTCAATCCCCACAGGAGCTTAACGAAATGGAAGCATGGATGCTTGTTAGCAGGGCGCTTAGAAATGGCTACTATGGCGCAGTTGAAGAATTTAATAAGCTACCACCACTCGTACAAAAGGCTGTCGGTAGTCCTGATAATCTTAGGAACTGGGCACTGACGGACAGCAAGAGCATCGAAAACGTAGTGCAATCAAATTTTATGAGAACCTACAGAACAGTTGTTAGTCGAGATAAGGAATATCAAAAAATGCCAAAGGACATAAAGGCATTGATTGAAAGTACCAATAGAAGCTCGTATTCGGCTCAAATCGGTTCTAAAAATCAACAGACGATAAAATTATCGTTTGAAGATAATAAAAGCCAAAATAAGCCGATTAAAGGTGTTCCAATGCCAAAAGAAATTAAGGAACGTATCGAGCAGATGAAAAGATAGGAGGTAAAGAGGTTTTGGTCGACCAATTAAAACATGTTTTACTCCTAGCAAAAAATGATAAAAGACAAGTATTCTAGGCAGAGATATGAAGAACGAAAAGCCAGTAACCTTTGTGTGCTTTGTGGAAAGCCACTCGATAGAGAAGGTGTGGTGTGTACGGCTTGCAACAGCAAACGTACAGCATATGGTCGAGAACTTTATAAAAAATTACAGGCAGTTGGTGTTTGCCCTAGATGTGGCAAAAACTTGCTGTATGGTGATGAAAAAAGCTGTGTTGAGTGTAGGGCAAAATCAGCCGAAACCATGTCAAAGATACGTGCTACTGATGTTGAAAAATACAATGAGCGACAAAAAGCATGGCGAAAAGCACGATACGAAAAAGACAAGAAAAATGGCATATGCACACGCTGTCGCAAAAGGAAAGCAGACCTAGGACATACCACTTGCACATTTTGCAGAGAAACAATGAGAAGGACACGAGTTAAAAAGCCTGAAAGAACCGGCAGATATGAACAAGGACTATGTTTTTTCTGTGATAATCCGGTAAAACCCGGATATAAGGTCTGCGAAATGCACTATCAGCAGAACGTTAAGAATGCAACTTGCGAAAAGGCAAACTTGGCACGGCAGAAGATAAAAGAAAGGAGTCCGCAATGGAAGCCTTGAAAGATTTTTACGATTTTTACCGACCACTGCAAAGGAAATATGACTTGCAAATGATTTACAAAACAAACAGCAAGGAAACAAAAATAACTATCCGGTGGCGCGGTAAAGAACTTGTAAAAGTCGCAGAAGAAACTACCGAAGCCTGTTTTATCAGGGCGAGACGAGAACTTGAAGAAAGAATGAAGAAATATGAGCAACAAACTGAAACAAAAGAAAAAGCACAAAGAGCCGGATTTTACATGGACAAAATCAGAGAGAGTTACGCTGAAAAACAGCAATAGCCGTAGAAAGCTCGTAAGGCGGTCTTTCACAGACTTTATGGACTTAGGCTACTATGTACTGTATTTACACCATGGATTTGGTAATAAGCGCATTGTAAGGCTTGAAAGAACCATAAATGAGTACCTTGACAGGGCACAGAGCGAAAAAGAAATGAAAACCGAAACGCTTGCTGAACTTTTGAAAGTCAGATACGGCATTGATGTGCAGAAAGAGATTAATTTAATCCCAATGCAACAGTTGATTAGGATTTATCAGAGAAACAATCCACTCACGATAAACGACACGAGACAGCTTTTAAATGACACTGCATACAGCTACATGGTTTTAGCATGTACGGCACTTAAACTAATGTTTAAATTGTCGGTTAGGGAAATTAAAGAGTTTATCGCAGAATTTAGGGACTTAATCGACACTCTGTATAAATTTAATCAATTCGGTCTGACATTGCCGAAGGTGGCACAATGCCTTGCTGATGAAGTTAATTACGTTGATGAAAGGTACATAAAGGTGATTGATTAATGACTTACGCATTGGATAACGACAGTACTCAAAATGCTCACATAAAGCAAATGAGAGATGATAGGCAAAAAGCCTACATGGAAACACACAGAGACAATAAGGCATATGAGAGATTCAAACACATGCCGGATTATGGGAAAGGAGTAAAAAACTATGACAAATAGAGAGAAATTCGCAGAAAAGATTTTAGACATTGCTTGTAGTGGTAGCAAAATAGCAGTTAACAAAGCAACATCAGAGCCGATAGCGTGCTATGAATTAGAGTGTAAAGATTGTTTATTCAATACTCATAGTTATGTCTATTGCGGGGATAAAGCGGAAAAATGGGCGAATAGCGAATATGTTGAACCACCAATTGACTGGTCAAAAGTTGCAGTTGATACACCTATTTTGGTTAGAAATAGCAAAGAAGAAGTGTGGGAAAAGAGACATTTTGCAAAATACGAGAACGGAATAGTGTACGCATGGGTTGCGGGAGAAACATCTTGGAGCGCGGTTAGCAGTAATATGACCGATTGGAAAATGGCAAAGCTGACAGAAAGTGATAGAATATTGCCCTTATTGTGGTAAGAATTTATACAGTTAAGTTAAACCAAATATTCAGTAAGCAGAAAGGAGTAGTAATGGCAAAACACGATATTGACAGTTGGATTTTAGATGAAACAGAACTGGCAGAACACTATAAGGATATAGGCAAGCCAGAAGGATATGACAGCAAAATGGAACTTGTTGGATTGCTTAAACAGTTAAAAGAGTATCAGCACTTAGAAGAACAGGACAGAATTATCAAATTTTATCATTGCGAAAGTCTCAATGAGTATTATATCGGAAAACGTTGCGGCAATTTCTATTATGCAGAAGCAGAGGTTCAACCAAATGGAGATATTTGTTTATATTATAAATGGTCAAGATATTTGCCTTGGGGCGAACACGTAGTAGATGAATTGTCATTATGGAAAGAGTATACATATCCGAGCGAACCAAAGGAAATATCTTTTGAGGAATGGTTAAAGGGATGGCTATCCGAAGCCGAAGCAAAACTGAAAGAATTAAGGTGTAACAATGATTGATTGCAATATTTGCAAGCATAAAGAAGATTATGATTATTGTATAGAATGCAAACACGGAGAGTTGTTTGAGAGGAAAAATGTGTCAGAACCCAAAAAAATATCAGTTAGTAACGGAAAAGAATATTGCGGACATTGTGGTTATTTGTGTGAATATGCAAGAGGATATAAAAAGTTTTATTGTATGAGGTGTGGCGGACTTAATTTAAGAAGTTGGAAGAATTGAGAGGTGACATAAATGGAAGATGAAAATTTCTTTGAAAAATGCAGAGCTTGTCAACACTGTCATATGAAAAATGATGATGATTATGTTTTCTGCAGAAAAAGAAATGGAAAATGTGAATACAGACCATATAAATCGAGAAAAATTGAGAGGTGGAAAGAATGAAGAAAGAAGTTGATGGAGTAGTGGTGGAAATAAAAAGCATTTTAACTGCACTTGGAATAATCAAGATGGTGTGTGATGATAATAATTGCTTAACTTGTCCTTTTGCGAAAATTGAAAGTGGGGAGGTTTTATGTCAGATAAATGAAAAACAGCCTAAGGAATGGAATATAAATAAACCTACTGATATATGGAGGGCATTAAAATGAACAAAGTAAAAGAAGAAAGAGTAACTGACTTATCCATTATAATGGACATGATAGCGGGTAAAACCCCTTATTATAGCATACGGTACAGAAATGTCGGTGAGGATGACTATAACATTGGGTATAGCTCATTGAATTTAAAAACTGTATTAGGGTTCATTGATGAATATTTTGAGATTGTGGAAAATGGCAAACAGACCAATGCCGACAGGATAAGAAATATGTCGGATGAAGAGTTGGCAGAGTTTATGAGCGAAAACACAAGTTACTATTATTGCGGGGTTCGGTGTAAAGATAGACCTAAATCTCCGACCGAAAGCAGTTGCAATTTTAGGTGGCTTGAATGGCTTCAATCAGAAGCAGAATAGGAGAGAATATGAGAATATTTAAAAACGTAGACGAAAAATTAAAAGAGATTGGATTCAACAAAATCAGTGAAGATAAGCATGGTGCTCAATATGAACGCTACAATACAAAGTACAATTATTGGCAGCGCGTTGACATTTCGCATAAAGCTTCAGGCCGTCATATTTTACAGTCGTATGACAGAGACTTGATGGACGAAAAGAAGATTGGAAACACTTGTGTTGGGCTTACAGGATATGAGATGAGTCTTTTCGTGAAGAAAATGAAAAAACTAGGACTTTACAGCAGAACTGCGGGAATCGAGGGATAGCATGAAAGCAAGTGAAGCAATTGAATTTTTGCGAATACATTTTGAGTACCTAAAAGAAAGATGGAAGCCACACCCTGATTACAACGTTTTAGAAGCAATTAGATTTGCAATATCAGCAATAGAAAAGCAAATTCCAAAGAAACCGAGAAAAACCGATTCGTACAGAGGTGTGTTAATAAGAGTATATGCTTATGCATGTCCTACTTGCGGAAATGCATGTTTAGAAAAATACATGAACGAACGGCAGAATACAATGTTTTGTTGGAATTGCGGTCAAAAATTAGACTGGGGTGATACAGAATGACCAACTTAACAACAGTAGTATACACTGCCCTCATAGTATTCGGCATAATCGGTCTAACAGAGGTAGTGCTTGCATGGTACGACATTTACAAACGAGATAAGACCGATGATGAGATACAAGAGCAGTGGTGTAGTGAAAATATTAAACATTAATTAATTTATCAGAAAGGAATAGGTTGTGCGCACATAAAACCAAGGTTTCCTTTTGGGAAGAGAAAATGAATTTTGACAATTACTCTTGTGATAATCAAATGTCTATATTTGACTTCACGAGAGAGCCAATTAGTATTACGAAGCCTATCCGCTTGATAGAATTATTCGCCGGCTACGGAAGTCAGGCAATGGCACTAAAGAGAATAGGCGCTAAATTTGAGCATTACAGAGTTGTGGAGTTTGATAAGTATGCCATAGCAAGCTATAACGCAGTGCATGGCACAGATTTTCCCACAATGGACATAACTAAGGTCCATGCAGAAGATTTGAATATCTGCGACACAAATGCATTCACTTACTTACTTACTTACTCATTCCCTTGTACGGATTTATCAGTTGCCGGAAAACAGGCCGGGATGTCTAAGGGCAGTGGTACAAGAAGCGGTCTGTTGTGGGAAGTTGAAAGAATACTAACAGAAATCAGAGATAGTAACGGAGAATTACCACAGATTTTATTCATGGAGAATGTGCCACAAGTACATAGCCAGGATAATATGCCTGATTTTAGGAAGTGGCTAGATTTCCTTGAAAGCCTAGGTTACACAAATTACTATCAAGACTTGAATGCTAAAAATTATGGTGTAGCACAAAATCGTGAAAGATGTTTTATGTTTTCATTCCTGGGTGAGTACAATTACCATTTCCCACAACCTATACCACTCAAAAAGAAGTTGAAAGACTATCTTGAGGATAATGTAGATGAAAAGTATTACATTAACAATGAAAAGGCTGACAAGCTGATAAAACAGCTTATTGACGACGGTACATTACCACAACACAATCTTGACAGACAGACAGACAGACAGACAGACTTGCGTTGACGGAACAATCAATAAGCCACAACAGAGAGAAGTTGCGAACTGTATCAAGGCAAGATATGACTGTGGAATATCAAACTTGCGGTCAGATGGAAACTTGGTTGTTAAAGGATATGGGAGAGACGACAGAAAAACAGATTGATGTAGCCGTAACTCTTAGGGCAAGAGATTATAAAGGCCTTGATAATTATGGAAGTAATGGAGTGATTGAATGGAAAAACTAACAGATGCTATCGGAATAACGCTTTTTGAAAGCAAAAATTCGGTGGCGAAAAGGTACTTAGGGGGGATTTGCCCTACCCTAAGAGCCAATAAAACAAGTAGCGGAGTGATTGAAGTAATGGCAGATGTAAATGTAATAGGCTCTCTTGAAGCAAAATTTGAGAGCACCAGCAGAATTTATGATGTGGGGGGGGG